CCAGGGCCGCCCGCGCGATGATCGGGGCCACCTCCTTCACCTTGGTCACCACCTGGTGGAACCGGTCCACGATCTGATCCCAGTGCTCGAGGATGTACCCGAACCCCTGCTCCGCTTTTTGGAACAGCGTGTCGATCCGGTTACCGAGGTCGCGCCCCACGTTGAGCAGGAACGTTTCAATCTCCACCCGGTGCCGGAGGATGTAGCCGTTGAAGCGCTCCAGGTTGCGCCCCATGATCTTCAAGATCGGGGAGAAAGCCGAGGCCTTCAAAGCGTCGAAAATGTCGGTGAGCGTGCTGGTGACGCCCTTCCAAGACGAGCCGAACGCCTCGCCTCCCTTGGCGAACTTTTTCAGGCCCGCCGCGATCGCCGCGATGCGCTTCTCGGGGGCCATCACGTTGAACGCCTCCGCGTCCTCCTTGATCGCGCCGGTGGCCTTCAACATGGAAAAGAGCTTCACGTGGGCGCCCGCCAGCCCTCGGGCCATCATGTTGATGTCTCGGGAGGCCTGGGGGAAATCCTCGTTCAGGGCCGAGGCCGCCAGCACCGTGTCCTGGGTCAGGTCCAGGACCTTCTGCATCGAGAAGCCCGCCGATTCCACCGGGCCGACAATGCTATTGAAAATGTCGAACATCTCGGCCGAGGTCGCCGGACTCTTGATCGCCATGTCGCGGATCTGGGTGAAGGCCGCCGTGGCGCGCTTGCCCGCCGTCTCCCAGTCGGTGTTCTCCACCGCCGCCAGCACGCTCTGCAGGCCGATCTTGTTGGCCTCGAGCTCGCTCGTGTAGGCCACCGCGCTCTTGGTCAGGCCCACCACGGCGTTGGTGATGGCCCTCACCCCGATGTACGCCGCCCCGAACGCCACCGCCTGCCCGACCATATCCCGGAAGGCGCTGCGGGTGGTTTTCAGGCCATCGCCCAGGCTCCGGACCTCGGCCGCCACCTTGCGCACCTCGCCATAGGCCCCCTTGGACTGCAGTAGCAGGGTGGCCCGGACGTCTAGGGTTGAAGCTGCCATCGGCCCTGGAGTCTACCCTATGTCCTGTTTTGGAACGAGCTCGGGCGATTCGATTCGTTTTCCTCGTTCACCAGGTCCACCAGCGCCCGGAGGAACCGCTCGAGGTGGCTCTGGTCCAGGCCGAGCACCTCGGTGAGCGAGGCTCGGCCGTAGCGCGTGGCGTACGCGACCCGCTTCCAGAGCAGGCCCACCGCGTCGTCCAGATCGTGTTCCCGCCAGGCGAGCACCCAGGCCGCCCAATAGGCGACGCCCGACGGACAGAACCCGATCAGCCGACGGAAATGGACCTCTGGAATTTTCCCACGGCAGCCCCGCTAGCGCTGCCGATGTGCTGGAACGCCATCAGGCAGATCTGCCGGCCTTGCATGCCGAACCCCTCCCAAAAGAAATCTTTCCGGTCACTCGGGATCGGCTTGCCGTTGATGGCGTACAGGGCCGCGCGCGCGAGCAGGTAGGGGACCTGGCCCGCATCGCTCACGCCGCTCAAGGCCTCGATCTCCTCGGTGGTGGAGAGGCTCCGCATCGTGATCTGGACGTCGAAGTATTCGCCCGTGGCCGGGTCGATGAAAAAATCCGGGCTGCAGGTCTGGCCGTCCAGCAGAAATGAGCGGGTCTTTCGCTGGATGATATCGCCGCCGGTGAGCGCCGCCACGCCGCGCCGGGTGAGCCGATCGAATACGCGGTCCGCCGCTGCGGGATCTCGGGGGCGCTCGGGCGCGGGAGGTACGGGAGGCGCTGGCGCGCTTTCTTCTTGGGGCTCGGGCGCCCCTTCGCTTTCAATCATCGTGACCTAATCTCCTTTGCAGATAGGTCACGGGGCGGGCCGGAGGTAGCCGCAAAGGTGCTCCCGCCCGGTGCCCCGTGGTTTGGGTGGGGTGGGCTTTCAGAGCACGCGCCGCATATCGGAGCACTTCCACTGGATGGTGCCCGATACGTAGGCGGCTCGACCGCTCACCTTGATCGGCAGAGCGCCGAAAAACAGGTCCTCGAAGGTCAGCCGCGCGCGCGTGCCGTCAGGGAAATTGAAGGTGGCCGTGGCGGTGAACTGGCCATCGGCGGAGCTGCGGCGCTGGGCCCGGTCTTGGACCTTTTGCGTAAAGGCCAGGTACTGGGAGCTCCGCATGTGGATCTCCATCTGGCCCGTCACCCCGTGGAAAATGTCGTCGTAATCGTCGCTCACCTTGCCGAGGTAGGCCTCCTGCAGGGTCTCGATATCGAGCTCCGCCTCGAACGAGACCACGTCCTCGAGGCCCTTCTGATCGCCATCGGGGGAGGTGAACCCCACCACCACCTCCTGGCCCTTGATTCGCTGCGCCATTTATTCGCGTCTTTCTTTTGGGGGCCGGTGGCTCACGCCTCGCGCGAGATCACGGTGTTGGGGCCGATCTCGGTGCGGAATACGATCTCGTCCAGGGACGAAAGCGTCTTGACCTTGGTGTCGATGAAATACACGCCCGAGGCCAGCACCTCGTCGGTGTTGCCCGCGTTCTGATCGTCGTTGGTGACGTAGGCCGCGATCCGGCTCGTCTCGGGGCTCTGCTTGCTCCGCAGCCGGCTGAGGAACGAGTCCCACCGCCCCCGCAGCTTGTCGCGGGTCGACACCCGACTGAGCAGCTTGCAGAACGGCTTGCCCACGCTCACCGCCGTGTCTTGGATGAAATCGGCCATTTTGCGCCGGGCGATGGTGGTCCGCCCGCTCTCGAGGGAGCTCGTCACCCCGGACTGGTACTCGGGGCCCGTGTCGAAATCGACCCGGGGCGCAATGATGCCCGCCGCTTTCCAGGCCTTGTAGGTGTCGATCGAGAGCGTCTCGCCGTCGGCCGCCACCTCGAAAAAATCCGCGATGAGGCCCGTGGCCTGGCCGGGGTTTTCCTCGGGCGGCAGCATCGCGCAAATGGTCGTGAGCGGCCCGTCTGGTCGCACCACGATGACGCCGTCCACCGTGAACCCGATGCCGCCCGCCACGCCGCGCTCGGCAATCTGGGGCACGCGCACCTTCCAGCCCTTGGTCGAGTAGAACACCCGGTCCGAGCGGTACAACGCCACGTTGATCAGGCTCTGGGCCACGAGCGTGCCGAGCAGGTCGCCGGTCACGAACTTGCGCGCGAGCAAGCCATTGGCCGTGGCCGTGATTACGTTGCTCCGGGCCGCGCGGATCACCGAATCAGTGCGCCGCGCGGAGAGCAGGTAGTTTGCCAGCCGCCCGGGGCCCGCCTCGTTCAGACTCGCGTTGAAGGCTGCCAGGTAGCGATTGTCCAGCTGCACCTCGGTCAACGCTGCGGTGAGCGCCAGGGCGTTGTTTACGTCCACCGCCGCGAAGCTCGGCAGGTCCGCCACCGTGTCCACCGCCGCCGCGATGGCTCCGGCGTGCGTGCCGTCATCGAGACCCGGCCGCACCCGTACCGTGATGGGGCTGGTGGTCCCCGCCGGGATGTCCAGGGTCTGCATCGTCACCCACTCGGCCCCCGGCGTCCCGCTCGCCCGCAGCCGCGTACCGGCCAGGATGCTCCCGCCCAGGTGGCTGCCCTTGGCCACGGTCGTGCCGATGGGGGAAAGCCCGAGCGCCGTCGCCATCGCGCCCGCCGCCACGCTGATGGTGGCCGCCAGAAGGCTGGTGGTGTTCAGGAGCCGCAGGCGCCCCGCCGCGCTCTCCGCCAGGCCGTTGACGGTCGTAATCGCCACCGTGGCGTTGATGAACGTAATCACCTCGGTGAGCGTCACCGCGTCGATGTTGGCCGCGATGTTGCTCACCCCCGCCGTGGTGCCCACGGTGTGGCCGATCTTGGCGAGGGCTCCGGCGGTCACGTCGATGAGCTGGACGGAGCCGCCCGTGCCCTTGATGATCCCGCGCAGATCGATCTGGGCCGCGTTGATGACGGCCGAGGCAAAGCCGAGCGTGGCATTGATGCGCGCGAGCGCCGCCGCCTGGGTCACATCCCCGCCACCAAACACCACGTTGATCTGGGGCGCGCCGTCGATCTTGATGCCCACCGTATCGCCCGCCAGGATCGTGGCGAACGCCGCGCCGGCGCCCGCCCGGGTCGCCACCACGCCCGTGAGCGCTGCGGTGGCCCCGGTGCCCGTGTTGGTGGTGACACTCAGGGTCTGACCCACCGCGAGCTGGAAGGGGCCCGTGCCGCCCAGGATGCTCGGCAGGATCTCGAACGCCACCTCGCCCACCGAGGTGTCCACCCGCCCGATGAGCAGGCCTTGGGCCTGGAGCTTGAACCCCTTGAGGAACCCGTTTCCGTTCCAGCACTCGGTCAGGTGCTTGCGAGCGGAGGGGTTGTTTGCCACCACCCCGTCGTACGTGTAGCCGAACGAGCCGAACTTGGCCGCGTAGTCATCGGCCCCAAACACCTGCACCGCGCCCTTGGCCTCGGCATCGGTCGCGAACAGGCCATCCTCGAACTCCCCCACGAGCAGCACCACCCCGCTGCCGGCGCCCTGGACCGGGTCCTGGGGAGCGAGGTCGATGACGTTGACGGATTCGATCGTCTGGATTTCCTCCAGGGTCGGCGGACTGGTGAAGCGTCGAACGAATCCGGACATAGCGTAGTGGGCTCCTCGGTCTCGGTTGTACCGCTTTGGAGCGTATCACGCCGGGCCGGCCGACTCCAACACCACTGGCTCACCGTTCACCCAGAACCGGGGCTGCAGGCGCGCGCCGCGCCGGAGCTGCACCACGTCCACGTCCGCCAGCACCATCACCGTGAGGCGCCGCGAGCGCGCCTGGACCGAGTCGCTCGAGTTCTGGCGCTGCCGGCTCATCTGGGTGAAGCGGATCGGCAAATCCCAGTAGTCTGTCGGCCCCTGCAATAGGATGCCCGCGCGCCCCTCGGTCGGGTTGAACAGCTCGCCCAGCGCCGCGCTGATCGCGCGCTGCTCCACCTGGTCGGTGCACCAAAAGTCACATTGGAACGTGATCGCCTGCTCGGCGGTTTTCCAGAGCACGGTCCCGGGGCAGTAGCGATCGAGCGTCTCCTCGAGCGCCGTAGGGGTCAGGCTGTGCGCGTCCTCCTGGACCACGGGAGCCGTGAGGCTACAGGTCGGATACTCCAGGCCCTCGAAATTCTCGGGCCAGCCGATGGCCACCCGCTTGAGCCGAAAGCGCTGCTCGGGAGTGCCCGCCACCCGGAACACCGCCGCCTCGAGGTACGCCTGCAGGGTGTGCGCGGCCGCGTCCTGGGGGTCGATCGCGTTCATCGCCGCCAGCGGCATCCGGTCGGGCCCCACCGTGGCGTAGAGCAGGGTACCGATCGGGGGTGGGTCGCTCATGACCCGGTCAGCTTACCACGCTCCTGCCCCGCACGGTCCACGCCCCCCGCCGCCTGGATTTCCGTCGCCAGGCGCTCGGCAAACGCCGCGGTGTGCGGCGCGTCTTTCCACCACTTGCGCACTTCCAGGAGCACCTCGAGCCGGGTCTCCTGCTTGCGATTGCGGCTCGTCTCCTGGAACGCGAGCACTCGCGCGCCCTCGTCCCGCTCGGCCATGGGCTTGGGTGCGGTCTCCCACGGCTTGGGGTCCCGATAGCGTTTCATGTATTCGGCGCACACCTGACAGGTTTTAAACCCATCGCGCTGGGGCCTGCCACACCGGCACCGCCCCTCGGCATGGAGTCGCGCTCGGACCTTTTTCTTTTTCAGCCGCGCGTAGGCGCGCACCGAAACCCGCAGCGCCTCCTCCGCGCTCTCTGCCGTCACCACCACCCAGTCGGCATCCCCGGGGCCCTCGATCTCGGTGGCCTCGAGGGGAACTCCTTCTGCCGTGAACGTGACGAGCCAGTTCCGCGCTCGGGGCATCGCCCCAATTTACAACAATTCGAGCTCGTGAGAAATCTCGTCCGTCGTGATGGCCTGCATCCGGGCGATGCCGCGCGCGAAAAACCCCCGCGGCTCGATGCCTTCCTTTGCGATTTTCTTGGCGACGGCCCACGCGATCGCCTCGGCCTCGGCCTCGTCCACCCCGAATTTGCGCGTCGCCCAGACGATGAGCGGCGCCACCGGCGGGAAGTGTGGGCGCGTCCCGTACTCCATGAAGGGGAAATGGGGCGCGTCGTTGAACACCTGGGCGCCCTTGGGCAACGGGGCCCATTTGGTGCTCTGCCGGAGCTGACCGAAATTCACCGGCGGGTAGGGTTTGGAGGCGTCGATCTCCTCGGTCACGAACCCCACCCCCCGCAGCGCCGCCGAGCGCAGCCCTCGCACCACCGCGCCCTCCAGCTCCTTCGGCATATCCTCGAGCAGGTCCGCGAACTGGTCGAGCGTGAGCCGCCCGCCAAGTCCCCGGCGCCGGCGGGTGAGCGCCACCGATCAGTCCCCTTCGGACATCAGCGGGTTTCGCAGGCGCTCGGGGAACTGCTGCCGCTCACCGGTCGTGTCGCCCTGCCGGTCCCGATCGGGGTTGGCCTTGGTCAGCCGGACCTGCCACTCGAACTGGCCCGCCTTGCGGAACGGGGGCCCCACCACCGTGAACCGCCGCCGAGCCAGCTCCTGGCCGTCTCGGGCATCGTGGCGCACCTCGAGGAACGATTCCTCGCCCGGGCCGAGGCCTCCGGGCGCCACCAGGCTCTGGACCTGATCCTCGGTCAGCCTCGGGCTCAGTTGTCGTAGCGTGAACTGGCCGTCCTCGGTGCCGCCGCCCTCGGTGTGCTTGCGCTTGACGGGCCCGAGGTCGACCAAGGGCGTGGGCAGTAGCTCGAGCTCTCGCACGACCGCCAGCGTTCCGGCGCCCACTCGCCCCCCGCTCCAGCGCTGCAGCACCGAGAAAACCCGATAGGGACGCAGCCCGAAATCTGTGAACAGCTGCCGCAGATCGTCGGCCACCGCGCCCAGGTCCTCCACGAGCGAGCGGCCCGGCGTAGGGTTGGGGTGCACGCCTGGATCGAAAGGCGGCACCCCAGCGCGAGGATTTGCAGGCCCCACCCGATCACCCCGTCACCGTGGCGTTGATGCCACCGGCTCCCATCGCCCCGTAGTACTCGCGCGGCGCGTAGGGGTTGACCACCACCATCAGATCACTGGCCAGCTGCTGGCGCCAGTAAACCAGATCGTTGCGCAGCATGGTCGGCTCGAGGGGGTTGACCACGAGGTCCCCGAGCGAGGTCGCCTTGTAGCGGCTGCGGGCCTCGCTCATCTGCTTTTCGATGCTCTCGCACTCGCACAGATCCCGCCGCGCCGCGTCCTCGCCCTCGAGCGTCACCCGCCCGAACGAGTCGTCCACCAAAAACAGCGGCTGGCTCGCCGCGGGGTAACCGAGCTGGATCGCCTGGGCCAGGGAGGCAAAGCTCGGGTATCCGAGGTGGTGCCGGATCCGAGCCTTTTCCATTTCGGTGAACGCCACGGATTCACTCTAGCAGGGTTTGCCGCCCTTGATCTTGCCGACCGGGGCGGGCTTGCCCCCGCTCCCCTTGCTCGCCGTTTCCCCGCCCTTGATCTTGCTCGCCGTACCGGGCTTGGGCTTGGGCGCGTCGCCCTTTTTCACCGTGGCCATCAGCCTGCCTCGCTCACTTGGTTACCGAGCTCGTCCAGCGACACCCCGAGCGAATGGATCGCCACGAGCTTGAACCCCTGTTTGCGGACGTGCTCCAGGTCGTGGGTCATCGGGGTGATGACGCTGCCCGCCGCGAGCTCCGTGGGGAACCCGTCGCGGGTGATGTAGCGCCCGCCCGAGGAGGTGACTTTCCAGCGCTCCATGGCCCCTCGGGCCTGCTCGCGCATTTTCTCCTCCCGCGCCTTGGTCGTGCGCTTGCCGAGCTCCTGCACCACGAGGTTTTTCAGGTGCGGGGCCAGGCCCGGATCGCTCGTCAGCCCCTCGAGCTGTTCGGTGGTCGCCGCGAAAATCTTCTGCGCCTGCTCCGGGGTCGCCTGCTTGGGGGGCTTGCCCGCCAGCGCTGCCTCCGCCAGGGCCGCCGCCTCCTCCGCGTTGGCCTCCTCGTCCGCACCGAGCTCCGCACCCGGGGGCTTTTCCGCCGCCGCCAGCTCCGCCTCCGCTGCCGCCCCGGCCGCCTCGAGCTCGGCGCGGCTCATCTTGCGCCGCCCCTTCACCCGCAGCTCGGTCGCGCGCGCGTAGAGCGCATCCTTGCTCGCCTCGTCCTCGGCCTCCTCGGGTGCGCTGCTCTGTGCCATTGCGGGTGAGCTTACACCCGGACCCGAGGTTTGGAAATCAGCGCAGCCCGCGGAGCTCGAGGTGGGCACGCACCTTCGGCGTGACTTCCGAGCTGCCCACGCAAATCCCCATCACCCCGCCATCGGCATGGATGAGGCCGAGCCGGTGCCCGAGCTCGTGGCGCGCCACATCCCCGAGGCGTGCGAAATCCCGATCGAGCAAGATCGCGGTGTGGGTCGTCAGCCCGACAATGCGCAGATCGTCGCCCGCCCGCTCGAGCTCCTCGGCGTTGCGCTCGGCCCCCTCTGCGAACTCCGGCGCGTCGCGCTGCACCGCCGCGATACAGCGCGGGGTCTGTGCGTCGCACGGCCCGATGGTGACCCGCAGCTCCACCCAGTCCCCGAGCTCGCCGCGCCAGAAGTCCACCGCGTCCAGGATCTGCTCGGTCTGCTCCGGGCTCCAGTCCTCGGCCACGGTCAGATCATAGTGGACCGGGGTCGGCTGCTCGCTCACCCCGCCCCCGCACCCCAGGGCCAACAGGCCCACCCAAAACAGTTTCATGCCCCCAGGAACGGCAAACGCCGGCAGCTCTAAAACTGCCGGCGTTCCCGAGGGAGGGAGTAGGGGCCCACCCGTTCCAAAAGGGCTCAGCCGTGCTCGATGACCACCGCGCGCTTGAACCGGGCGCCGTCGCCCACCACCGCGTCGGAGGGGACGGGGAAGTCCCCGCTCCAGCTCCAGGTTTGGTTCACGACCTGCTGCAGCAAGTCCTGGGGCGCCCGGAGGATGTAGCGGATGCGCTGGGCCATGATGGCCACCCCGCCGTTGATGACGCTGAACTGGCCGATCTTGCCGTTCACCCCGGCCTCGGTGATGAACTTGGACTCGTCCAGGAATTTCTCGTAGATGCAGCCGCCGCCCGTGACCAGCGCCCGGCGGATGGTGAGGCCCGCCTCGGTGGTGAGCTCGCCACCGATCTGGCCCGTAGAGGTCGCCAGGCCACCGCCGCCCGCGTCGCTCACGATGGCCGAGGCCTTGACCGTGGACGAGTCCGGAAGCTCGGTGTTGCGGTAGAAAATGCACCCGACCGCCATCCCGATCGCCAGCGCCCGGTAGGAGGTGGAGTCCGGCAGGGATTGGTGCAAGCGCTGCCAATGGTTGTCTTGGAACAGCTGCTCCTCGGCCTGGGTCGTCAGGTGCACGTGGTAGTAGCCGTCCGCATGCGGGGGGACGTTCTGACCCCTCAACCGGCTCACCGCGCTGATGAACGTGTTTAGGGTCACAATGTTGACGGACGTGATGCCGTCGACCGTGAGGCCACCGCCGACCCGTAGCCGCCGCGAGCGCGAGGAGGCCAAGACGCCCGCGCGCTGGGCGATGCCCACCGAGGTCACCGCGCCGAGCGTGAGCGTGCCTTGCCCGAGGGGCTGCAAGGGATTGCTCGGGGCAAAGCCGATCACCGTATTGGCGGGCTCGGCCACCGTGAAGGTGACCGGAAGCGGGTTGCTCGGACTCACCGGCTGCAGCTGGCCGTTAACCAGCCGCTGGGTGAACCCGTTCAGGTTCGCCACCTGGATCTGATTGACGGCCGCGCCGACCGCCGCGAGCGTCACCGTTTCGCCCTGCAGGTAGCTCTGGAACATCCGGTCGCGCACCAGACGGTTGAGCGTCTGGGCCGCGTGCAGGCCGAGCTTTTGGGTGTTCTGCAGGAACGTGGACGCCAGGCTCACATAGCTGGTGGGCATGTGGGTCGGGATCGTCTTGCCGAACTGGCGGGCCTCGGCCTCCCACTGCTCGGCGGTGTACTCGCCGGGGGTCGGATCCTGCCCGGGAACCAGCGGATCGGTTTCCGGCTCGATGAGCCCCGTACGGGTGAAGATCTGCCGCTCGCCCAGGTTCGCCTGCCACAATTCGGGCTTGGCTTCTCCCCGGAACAGCAGGTTCGGGAACAGGGAGTCGTGATACATGCGTTCCAGGGTGCGGTCCTGGATCATGCTCGAAATGATTGCGGGAATGCCTTGGACGATGGTCAAGGGGCCTCGTCTCCTATGTCGGGAGGGGGGTCCGTTGACGACTGGCCTAGGTTCCGCCCGTTAACCGCCGGCGTGTGCGTGGGGGCTGAGTCGCTACGGGGAATTCGGTTGTGCCCGTAGCGTACCAGTCCGGAACGGTCCGGGCAACCGGCTACGAGAGCGCCGAGCCGGCGCCGTATTTCTCGAGGTGCTCTCGGAACTGGGTCGGATTCATCGCCATCACGTCCGGGGGCCCTCCGCCATTGCCCGGAGCGGGCGGAGCGGGGGGAGGCGCGCCCGGGTTCGGGCTGGTGGTCACCGGTGCCGGCACAACCGCCGGGACCGCCTCGATGCCGAACGCGGTCTTGTATTCGGGTTTCTCGAGCAGCCCTCGGAGGTAGGTGTCCGGGTCGAGCTGCTGGCCCTCCGGCAAAGCCTCGGCCGCCTCCGCCACCAGGTACTGCGCATATTTCAGGTTTTTCACCCCGAGCTGGGCACACGCCCCGCTCACCACCGATCGGAACCGCTCCTGGTCCCGCTCGGCTGCCATCGCCGTCACCCGCGCGCGCTCGGTGGCCAGGTCCGCCTCGAGGCGCTGGGTGGCGGTGAGCTCGGCGCGCGCGCGCTCGGTCTCCGCATCCTCCAGCTGCTTGAGACGCGCCAGCCGCGCCTTGACCTCGTCCGCGCTCTCGAGCCCCGTCGCATCCCTCAGGGCCGCACGCCCCGCTCGGGCGAGCCGGTCATCGAGCGCCGCCTGACTGTCGAAGGTCGCAAAGGGAGCCGTAGGCGGGGCAGCAGGGGCCGGCGCGAGGGGAGGCGAGCCGCCGCCGCCGGCAGGCACGGGCGGATTCGGGTCCCTCAGAACCCCCATGGCGAGCGCGCTAAACAGACCGAACCGCATTTTCTGAGCTTCCCTTTCCCCGGCGTTCCGCGCCGTGACGTGACCCTACGATACACCCGCGCCCCGCTCTGGGGCAGTGCGAATTTTCTCAAGCTTGGCGCCGCCGGGTCGTTCCTGGCTGTCATGAGCAACGCGATTCGCCTCGCCCTCGTCGGTCTCCTGCTCGTGGGGGGCCTCGTTCGCCTCGCCACCGCCGCCACCCCCGAGCGCGCTGCGGTGGAACACACCGCGAGCTCCGGCGTGTGCCAGCTCGGAAAGCCCTGCAAGTGAGCGCCCTTCTCACCATCGGCGCCGGGGTTTCCTCGGTGCTCCTGGTCCAGCTGCTCCACCGCCTCGAAACGCGCCTGGGGCTCCCCCATTTTACGCTGGTGTGCCTCGCGCTGGCCCTCGCTGGCACGCTCGCAGCGCGCTAAGAAATCGGCGTCGTTCCTGTTGATCAACTGGCCCGACACGGGGCCCCGAAAGAGACACCCACCCAATGAAAAAATCACCCGCCTACCGCCACACCCTGGACACCATCTCGACCCTGGAGGAGGCGATCGCCGCCTGGTCCAGCGATAGCATCACGCTCGGCGCCATCGCCAAGCGAAACGAGCTGCTCGAGGCAGCCGGTCTGATCGCGTTCACCGGCGCCCCCCACCCCGCCTGGCAAGCCACCGATTTGGGGCGCTCGCGCGGTCTGGACTCCGCGCCACGGTTCATCTGAAAAAACCCCCCTACAGGTTCGGCGCCGCGCGTCGTTCCTAGCAGTCAACTGGCCCAGCAAGGGGCCCCGAAAGCGAAACCAGAAAATGACCACCCCCACCGCCCGCGTCCAAAACCCCGCCGAGTTCCTGTTTGCCGGCAAAGCCGAATTTACCCTCGAGAGCAAGGTGACCGGCACGCACTACACCTATCGCGTGAACCTGAACGACACGGGCACCGTGTTTTTCGTCTCGCTCCTCACCGGCCGCGGTCGCGAATACGCTGGGCTGGTCCCCGCCGACGCCCGCACCCAGTTCCGCACCACCCGCGCGAGCAAGGTGGAGCGCACCCATGAATCGATCCGCGGTTTCGAGTGGTTCCTCAAGCACCTCGATTCCGAGCAAGTCGAGCTCCATCACTGCGGCAAATGCGGCCGCTGCGGTCGCAAGCTGACGAACCCCGAGTCGATCGCCCGCGGCATCGGCCCCGAGTGCGCCACCCGCACCGAAGGCCTCGCGGCGTGAGCGCCTGGCCCTACCCGGGCCCCGAGCACTTCGCGGTGCACCTGGACTGCCCCAAGGCGGTCCGGGTCGCCGCGCAGCGCCATTTGCGGGCCGAGCAGTACCAGATCGTGGCCGAGCTCCAGCAGCGCGGCCAGGCCAACAGCTACGCCTGCTACCGGGACTCGCGCGGGCTCGGGGTGGATCGGTTCATCCAGGACGTGCTCCGGATGCACCGCCGCTCCCAGCGCGCGCCCGCTCACACCCCCTGGGGTACGCTGCTGCGGGACTGGACGCCCGAGCGCCGCTGCGCTGGGTCGTTCGCCGTGGACGCCCGGGGCCAGGTGGTGCACCACGACGATCCCGCCGCCGTGCGCTGGTGCCTCGCCGGCTGGCTCGCTCATCGCTGCATCCGTCCGAGCGCCGCGCGGCCCCACCACGTGAACGCCGAGCAGTGGTGGCACCGCTCGGACGATCGGGAGGCCCGGCGCCTGCTGGGCGAAGTCTGGGCCCTGCTGCCCGAGCGCCAGCGGCTGGCCACCGAACGCGTCTGGCGCCGCCGGGTGAAGCCAGCCGACCGCAAGCGGCTCGACCAGCACCCGCTCGGCTACTGGTGGTTTCTCGCCCCGCACCTGGCCGAACGCTGGCTCCAGATCCCCCCGAGCGCCGAGCTCGCCCCCGAGACCCGCCGCTAGTTTTCTACAACGAATCCGGTCCCGGTCGCCGTGGTCGGTCCCATGAACTGTAATTCCAGCGTGTTCAAGGCGCTGGTACGCACGCCGAGAAGCGCCCCACCGCCGGGGATCGCGCCGAGCGGGCGGACGCTGTAGCGATCGCCCTCCACCAAAAACGAGCTCCCGAGGCTCACCGTGGCCGTGGCCACGCCCAAGATCCCCGTGCCCAGGGCCGGCGGTGTCACCTGAAAATAGCGCCTCCGCCGGGTCGGCCCGAGCGGCTCGAACCCCATCAGCAAATCGCGATTGGCGTCCGCCGGCACCCGGGGCGAGACGTAGATATTTTTCGCCGTCGCGCCGAGCGAATTGCCCTTGGATGCCTCGTTGAAAATGCAGGTTTCGGTGAGCGTGTTGGGCATGCGGACCGGACCCGCTATCGAGGCCATCAGCAACCGATCTCTCCAGATCTCGACACGTTGGTTTCGGTAGACCCCTTCCACGAAATGCGGATCGTTGGCCACTTCCGGATAGGACACCACGATGTTGGCCGTATCGTCCTGGTTTCTCACCCGGAAGGCCACTTGCCCGCCGCCCGAGCTGGTGGCGTAGAGCGCAAACATCTTGTTCCCGGTGGTGCCGCCCGTGTTGTATTGCGCCACCAGCGCCGCGATGCTGGCCGCAAATTCGCTCACGCTGAGCCAGCCCGCCACGTAGAGCTCCACCGAGGGCTGGAGCTTGGCCGCGGGGGTCGAATTGTAGGCGCCGCTGCCATTGGTAAAGCCGAGCGTCGCCACGAACGCCGGTGGCGCGCCGAGCGGCAGCACCGTGGCCGTGCCGTTGGCCACGTCCGTGGTCAAGGCCAGAGGGTTGGGGCACTGGTCGGTAATCGTGATGGCTCCCGCCCCTACTCCGGAGAGCCCTCGGCTCGGGCTAAACCAACTGCCCGCCACAATCTCCGGGACGAGCAGGGGGGAAAACCCCACCTGGCCGAGCTGGGCGCCGAGCGGGAACGGATCGACCGCCGTGGCCGAGACCTCGGTCAGCTCGAGCCCTCCGCGGAACGAGGGGCCCCCGAGCAGGGCCACCACTTGTGCCATGGTCGCCGCCACCACCACCGCGCCCCCCGCCGGGACGATCCCCCGGAGCGGATTGGGCAAACTGATCGAGGAGCTCCCGGGATTGCGGATCTGGATGGCCATCGGCCCCGAGCATACCACCAGCCGGCCCTGACCCAAAACGGTCTTGGATTTGCTGGTCGCTCGACTCTCGCCCCTCCAGGATCATGGCCTTCCCCTATGGCGCAAACTGAATCGACTCCATGACGCCGCTCCTAGTGGCCTGGGGTCTCGCCAAGGCTCGGGTGGTCCAGGGTACTTGAGGCGCAACTGGCGCCGTTCTGTGGTCTCGTCGGAGCAGCAGTAGTCGCACTCTTCAGGGAACATCCTGCGGCAGTCATCGCAGTCGTAACGCTTGTTCGCTTGGTTGCTCATGGCTTCAGCAATGGTGTCCGTCGCCGGCCTCGGCCACTTCCGGGTCGAGCTCGCCGCGATGCTCCGGGTGATGGGGCCCCTCCGATAAACCACGCCCGACGCCCGGGGTAGAAAGGAGCTTCAACACCCCCGGGCGCCGAGCGCGCGCAGGAGGCCACCCCAATGTGGCCCACCCAAAAAGACGAATGCCCTGGAAGCCGTGAGGCTGTCCAGGGCATTCGCTTTTGCGTTGCGCCCCGAGGATCTCACTCGCCAGGGCTTGGGCTTGGGGGCGGGTGAGACCGGAGCCCCATCATGGGTGCGAACGCCACACCATCCGCTCGGCCAGAGCCGAGAAGAATTTCAGAACGGCTTGTCCGCCACGTCCAGGTTGGTGCCGAGCGGCGCGCGGGTGCCGTTGCCAATGCCCGGGGTCGCGATGTAGCGGATCGTGGCCGAGGTGACGGCGTCCGCCGCCAGGAACTGGGCCAGGCCGAGCACGGAGGCGGCCGCATGTTTGGTGGTCGCCACCGCAAAGCCGCGCTGGTCGACCGTGCACGCGCCGACCACGCCGCCGGTGATGGCCGTGGCCGCCAGCAGGCGCTTGATGTTGCGCCCTGCCAGGGGCGTGCCCACGCCCGTACCCGGGACGACCGGGATCACCTCCTCGATGACGTCACCCTCCTCGGCCACATAGGTGACCTCGGCATCGGTCACGGCATCGGTGGCCACGTTGAACGACACGTGCCCCTCGGGGCTGGTGGTGACGGTGGTGGTCGCCGGGATGCCCGAGGCGGTGGCCGCCGGCACCGTCGGAGACTTGGGCCCGAGCGTCGACCCTGCCCGAACGAAGGCTCCCAGGATGGCCGAGGCGCGCGCGCTCTCCGGCAGGGTCAGGATCCCCGCCGTCACCGTGCCCCGGAGGAACCGCGGCACCAGCGCCAGGATATTGCCGGCCTTGGCCAAGTTTAGGCCGGAGTCCGTCTTGTTCGGGTTGGCCTCGTTCAGGACGTCACGGAGGGAGCGATTCGGCATCTGGGTTAATCTTTCGGTGCTCGGGTTAACGGTTGGAGGGTGTTTCGGAGTGGGTCACATAGGACCCACCGGGGTTTACGCCGCGAGGCCCGCGGCCAAGACTTCGATCTGGGCGCTGCCCGAGATCTGGATCCGCTCGGGCGGGGAGCTCGGATCGAACTGCATCAGCGTGAGGCCGTTGACGAGCACGTCCGCGCCGGCGCCTGCCGCCTCTGCCGCAGCCGAGGCAAAGCCCACCGTGGCGTTGGCCACGGTAATGTCCACGAGGCCGTCCGGGCCCGTCCGAACGCCGCGCAGACCCACCTGGCCGTTGCTCTGCAGGAACGCCGGCAGGAACGTCACCCCGAGCAGCATCGCCGATGCGTTGATCTGGTTGATGACCTGCTGGGCGGTCTGAGCACCCGCCGTGAAGGTCACGGTCACGGTGGAGGCGTCCACCTTGAACGCGAACGTTTCCCCGCCCGAAAACAGGGTGGGGAACGTGCCTCCCGAGCCGAGCAGCTCCGCCACGTCCGCCCCGATGCGGAGCACGACCTTGGCTGAGGATTTCAAGGCCAAGAGCTGAAAGCCTCCGATCGAGCTCACATTCGGCAGCTCGATGAACGAGTCCCCCGCCGCTCCCGGGGTCGCGATGGGGACCGCGCAATCGGTTCCCCCGATCGCCTGGTAGATCTGCCCCGAGCAGGCAAAGCCGAGGCCGACCAGCTTTTGGCTCAGATCGCTGCCGCTGCACCCGCACCCGGGGCCGCCGACCACGATCTGGCCCGAGAGCGTGAGCGAACAGGTGCCCACGGATTACTTCCGGATCCCCTCGGGGGCCTTGAGGTACGAGAGCCCCATCGGGTCCTCTACCGTCGACACCATCGGGGTCTGGCCCGGATCGGGGCTGTAGCCGCCCGTGGTCGCCGGAGGCCCGCCCTGGACCGCCACCACCGGCAGCTCGGAATCGGAAAACCAGGCGCCGGCGGGGGCGCCGTCGTGCTGGTAGTCCTCCACCTGCTCGGGCAGAGCCGGCACGCCGCCGTTGCCCACGTTGCCACCGGTATCACCGCTCATCGCGATCGTTCGGGGAGTGCGTTCGGGTTCAGCCATGGTTCCAGTTTGGCACAGCCGGCCGATCGGGTCTAGCCGGCCGTGCCCTGAGTGCCGGGACCTCAGCTGTTCAACGCGTCTTGGACGTTCTGGACAGTCTGGGCCTGGGCCTGGAAGCTCGCCTTGCGACTCTCGAGCTGCCCCTGGAGCGAGGCCACCGCCGCCGTGTGGGTCGCGCCCGCGCCCGTGACCGGGCCGCCGGGAATGATGTTGGAGGGGCTAGGGGAGTCGTTGGCCGTCAGTACGAGGGTGATGTTGAGCGCCATGGAAGAATCCTTTCGGGTTTCCTCCAGACTTCCAGGACTCACCCGGCCCCGCAACCACCCCGCGGGGGTCAGTAGGGGACTTTGCGCTCTCCGGGGCGGGCTTGCGCCGGCATATCCTCGGGACTGTCGGGCAGCCCGTAGCGCTGCTCTCGGTATTCGGCATCCTCATCGAGCCGCGCCTGGGCGCGCTGCGGCGACTCGGGGCCGCAATTGGCGTAGGGGCTGGCGTTGTAGCCGCTCAGAAACTGCCGAGCGTCCCGCTCTCGCTCGTATTGCTGCAGCTCCCAGACCGCCTGAGTGCGCTGGGCCAGGCCATCGCCGGTCGGGTAGTCCTCTGCCAAGAGGAACGGCCGCGCCGGCAGCTCGGGGACCTGCTCGATCTGCTGCTCGTAGCTCAGACTATCGAATACCTCGGAAACGGGATCCGCCTTGGCCATCCCCGAAGGGTACGCCTAGCCCGAGCTCCGGACAAGCTCACCGTCCCGCACCGCCAGGCCCGCGCCCGCGATCGCGTCGTTCAGCATACCCAGGCCCGCCACCGCCGCATTGAGCCCCACCCGGTAGCCGAGGTCCTCGAGCGGGAACTCCCAGTCGCAAACGGTGAATCTGTCGTCCGGCAAAAACAGCTGCAGGAGCGGCAGCACCTCTACCGGCTCGAGGCCACCGTTCCCGCAGCCCGGAAAGCCGAGCGCGATGGGGCCTCGATGCCGGGTGAGCTGGGTGAGGCTCACCCGGATCACGTCCAGCCGTGCCTTTTGGTCCCACGAGCGCTCAGGGTTGGCAAAGTCCAGCAGTGGCTTGACCGGAAAGAAGATCAACCGATCGATCTCCACCACCGGCACCGTGAGGAGGTGTCTGGGCCAGCGCCCATTGGCCCAGTGCCGGCAGTATTGCCCGTACCACCGCGGCAGCCAGGGGAACCGCTTCGCCGCCTGCAAGGCCATCCCCGCGCCCATGTTGTTTTCGTGGTCCTTGGCGCTCCAGCCCACGTTGGTGGTGATGACGATCTTCTCACCGCGATCGTAGCGCTCCCACAGATCGGCCTGCTCGTGTCTCATTCGCTTTCTCTTTCTCGCCCCCTCGGTGGGGCATGGACGAACCTCTACCAGTCGTGTCGCATCGCGGCCACGAGCGCGCTCACCGTCTCGTAGCGTTTTTTTCCCACGGTCCGCAGCCGGACGTGCTTTTCGTACAGCTCAAGGGTCATCGGTCGGAGCTCGAACGTGTCGCCCCGCACGTCCCGAAACTTGTAGTGCTCGGCGTCCTCCTCGAGCACCTGGTCCACGAGGAATACCCGCTCGTGGCTCTCCTGCCAGATCACCCAGTGTGGACCGCCCCACTGGGGGACGAACTGCGGATCCATCCCCGCCACCACGTCGTCCCGCGAGGAGAGAATGACCACCGCCTCCGGCCAGGTAAATACCGCCGCCGCCACTAGCGACGCAATACCACGAACTCCTCGAGCGGCACGCCGTTGATCTCGGTGAGCCCTTCCTTGCGGAGGCGGGTAATCAGCTCCTCCCGATCGCTCGCCTCGCGCGCCACCACCCGACGGATGGAGGAGCGGGGCACCTGCCGCTGCAGCATCAGCTCGTTGTCGCCCTGCAGCCGCCCCTCGCGCGCCAGAGCGGCCATCTCGGACACGGTTTCGCGCTGGTGGTGGGCGCCGACTTTGCCGTAATTGTCCGCATTGGTGAAATACGCATCCAGGCGCCCCGCCTCGCTCGGGTCGATCTGGTACGTCCACCGCGCGTACAGGCCTCCCACGTCCGCCGGATCGCTGGTCACCAGCCGGACGAACGCACTGTCCGCGCCGCCCGTTTCGAAGTCCCGGCCCGTGCTCTGGCCCTGGATGAAAAGCCCGCGCTGGTAGCGCTCGCGGCTCGAGAGTAGGCCGTCCTCCTCGCGCCGGAGGGTCATCTCCACGATGTCCGCGCCCTTGTCGGTGGTGTGGCTCAGCCACTTGACCCCCGCCTTTTCGAGCTCTTGGCTCAGTTCGGGGCTGTAGAGAGCATGGTGGCCCGGCGCCACCTCGCGCAATTCCGCCCCCGCCTCGATCTGGGCCAGCTTGGGGTTGCGCTGGACGCTTTTTTCCCACACCTGCTGAACGGCTGCGGGCGACCGGTCCTTGAGGGTTCGCAGTTCCCGAGCACTGTCCGGATCGGCGTAGGCCATGATCTTGGCGCGCTGGTAGGCCTCGAGGGATTTCCCTTTCGGCTTGGCCGTACCGATCCCGAGCGTCTTGAACCCCTCCTCGGCCTTGGCGAAAATGTCGGCATCGTTGGCCGGCATCGCGAACCGCAGCTCCACCACGTTGTGCGTGGCGGCCAGTTCCGAGCCGCCCACCGATTTGCTCTTGAGCATCGTGATCTGGACGCCGTTTTTCTGGGTCCCGATCGCCTTGGACCCTTCGGGTTTCTGCGAAATCGTGGTGTTGGCGTACTCGAGCGCCTCGGTCTCGAGGCTCGCTTTTTTCTTGTAGCCGTAGTCCGTTTCCCGAGCTCCCGCCGACTCGAGCCGCTTTCGCACCTCCTCGCCTCGGTGCTCGGTCACCTTGAACCGGACCACCACCTCCTGCCGGGCGCCGACTTTCTCCTGGGTGAACGAAACCCCAAAGTTCTCGATGTAGTCCTCGTCCATCAGTACCCCCACCCCCGCGCGGTTCGGCTTGAGGTGCTCGGCCACGTCCTTGGCCACGCTGCCTTTCAGATCGGCCTGGGGCCGCTCGGGGGCCTGCCACTTCTCGCTCCAGGCCTTGGCCGCGCCTCCACTCGCGGTCTTGTTCACCACCTTGGCCACCGGCTTGGCCGCCGCCGCTGCCTTGGCTGCCGCTGCCGCATCCGCCGCCGCGTGCCCCTGCAGCTCCGCCAGTTTCTGCCCCACCTCGATGGCGTAGGCCGTCGCCTCCACCTGCTGGGTGAAGGTCATGTGGGGGTGGGTGCTCTCGATGCTCGCGGGGGGCTTGACCACCCAATGCGGCTCGGCCTCGGTGCCCTCCTGGAAGTAGTAGGCGACTTTTTTGCCGCCCTGATACACGTCCACGTAGTTTTTCCCACCGCTCGGGGTGGGTTTCAGCTCCGCCTGGGCCGCCTCGAGCTTGAGGTCCTCCCAGTCCTTGACCACTTGGTGCAGGTAGGCCGCCTTGCCCTGGGCGCTCATCGCCAACACCTCGGTCACCTCCCCCGGCAGCACCATCGGGTTGCCCGCCACCAGGGCGTGGATCTCCTGCTCGGTGAACGCCTCCGCCGCCACCTTCAAATCGGCGTTGTGCGCCAGGAGCGCTGCCTTCTTTTGGGCCAACAGCTGCTCGGGGCTCAGCACCGGGACGGGTGGCTTTTTCGGCTTGGGCTTGGGCCACTCGAGCTGGGGTTGGAGCTGCTTGCCGAGCTGCTTGGTCAGGTTCCCGAGCTGCAGCGGATTGCTGATCTTGCCGATCGCGCTCTCGGCGGACTTGCCCGTCACCTGGCTGTAGAGCTCACCAAACACCTTGGGCTTGGTCTTGGCCAGGTGCTTGAGGGTGTCGGTTACATCCTTGTGGCTCTCGAACCCTGCCTCCGGATTGTTGTGCCAGGACTCCTTGTAGCCCTTCACCTCGGCCTGTAGCGCCGCTGCGCGCTCGGCCGCCAGCGCCTCGGCCTTTGCCGCGCGCTCGGCCGCCAGGGCCTCCGCCTTGGCCTGGGCGATCGCCTTTTTCTGCACCAGGTAGGCCTCGGCCTTGGCCTTGGCGGCGCTGAACTTGTCCCCCGGCACCGTCGCATGCACCAGCTTGTCGGCCGCCGCCTGCAGCGCCGCAGCGTCGGCCAGCTTGGCGTGCCCGAGCAGCTCGGTGCCCTCGGCCTGGGCGGCTTGCGCCTTGGCCTGGGCGAGAGAGTAGGCTTGCGCCTGCTCCTTCACCGCGGTGGCCTGGGCCTTCTGTGCCAGCACCTTGGCCTTGGCCTTCTGCAGCGCGTCCTTGAGCTCCCCCTTGCGCTTCTCTCCCAGGGGGGTGGGCTGGGCATCCACCACCGCCTGGGCCTGCACCTCGGCGGGCGGAGCCTGGGTGGCGGGGGTCGGCTCCCAGTGCGGCCGCCAGGGTATGATGGTCTCCCGGTCGTTCGGGCGCGCGGGGGGATGCAGGTACTGCCGGCCCGCCCCGTCGATGAACATCTCCTCCAGCTTGCGGATCTGGCCGTGCACCGCGATCGAATCGGGCGCCGTCCGGGTGTCGAAAATGGCCAGAATCTTCTTTTGCAGGTCCGGGAACTCCGTCTCCCTCAGCACGTTCATTCCCTGCAAGGCGCCGGCGCTGAGCGCGTGGGCATTCTCCGTGCGCACGATGCGCTCGGCCCAGTAGCGCCGCTTGACGTAGCTGGTCGGCTCGGGGAACGAGGCGGGCTCGTTTTCATGCAGGCTGTGCGCCGAATGACCCCCCATCTTGCCCGCCTCCACCAGGCGCGAGACGGTCTGCTCGTGGGTGAGGCCCTCGAGCTTGCTCGTCCGCAGCACCCGCTCGAAATCCCCCACCATCGCTTTGCCGTAGCGGTTCCAGCTCGCCTGGTGTTTCTGCAGGAGCGACGCGCCCGGCCCCCGGACGACCGCGTCCTGCATTTGCTGGGTCTCGAGCGCGAGCGGGCGGGTGATGCCGGTGAACTTGGCCTCCATCGTCTTGGCCACGTGGACCGTGTCGGCCACGCTCGCTTTCATCGCCTTTAGGGCGGTCGCGTGGCTCACCCCGGTGAGGCGCTTTTCCAGATACTCGGTCACCAGCCCGATCTGCTTGCGGTACACCGTGGCCGAGGCCTCGGTAAACTTGCCCGTGGGGCCGCCATTGTTCTGGACGACGGTGTGCAGCCGATCGGAAAGGTTCTTGTCGGCCTCTTTGAGCACCTGCAGGGTAGTGCCGAGCCCGCTTTTCCAGACCTGCTGGGCTTGTCTCAGGCTCTCATGGACGGCCGCCTCCGCCGGGTCGACGGGCGCCGGGGCCTTCTTGGCCGCCTTGGCCACCCGTTACTCCTCCGCGCTGCCGTCGCCGCCCGGAACGCCGTTGCGTGCGTCCGCTTCCGACTGCCGATCGATGAGCTGGCCTTGCTCCTCCACCTGGGTCGCGCGTTCCACGTCGATCTCCGCCAGCTCCTGGTCCACGTCCGTCACCCCAAACACCGGAGCGGTGAACTTCACCGCCGTGCGCTGGCTGATCGTCTGGCCCTTGGCCGCCACCGCGGCGGTCACCATCGCCTGGACGTCCGGCATCGTCGGCTGGAAGTAGGGCGGCCACTTGAGCTCGAGCCGATCGCTCTCGCCCGGGACCCGATCGGTCACCACCTCCTCGCTCTCGGCGGGGTCTCCGGGGGCCGCTCGGGGCTTGTCCTGGGTCTGCACCTTCGGCGGCAGCACCACCACCGGGCGCTGCTGGATCCGCACCCCGTCGGCGGTGGTCTGGATGGGGCCCGGCTCGATGCTCGTAATCAGCCGCGCCGCCCGGAGCATGCCGCGCAGCACCTTGACGATGAGCGCGCCGTACTGCACCCGCAGCAGGTCGCATTGGTTGCACATCGGCAGATAGAGCATTTTCATGGCGAGCGAGCTCTGGGCCTTGGCCGCCATCTTGTCCGGGTCACCGATGACCACCCCGGCCGTGTTCAGACAGACCCGCACGATGGCGTCCGCCTGATCGTTGCCCGTTTTGAGCGAGGTGCCCTGTAGCTCCAGATACTCGGCGCCGCCCTTGGCAAAAATGGCCTGCCCCGAGCCCTTCTGCACTACCCCGAGGTTCTTGGTCGCGTCATCCTTGATGACGAGCGTGGGGTCCACGTTGGCGATCGTGCCCTTGGTGGTGGCGCTCAGTAGGTGGTTGATCTTGTCGAAATTGTCCTCCAGACCCTCGATGTCCGAGATCCCGTCCTCCCGCTCGGTGTCGGGTAGGTTCTGGGTCCAGTAGACCGGGCATTCGCCATAGCCGTGGCGCACCGTGTAGGAGCGGACTCCGGTCGCCCACGTCCCGGCCTTGGCGAGCTCGTCCGGGATCGGGTCCCACACCGTCTCGATCTGCTCATCCCAGTACCGGGCAAAATAGAAATCCTTTTCCACCGGTTTGCCGTCGGGCAGAAACACCGTCCGCTGGTAGCGATAGGTCTTGAGCACCGCGCCCAGGACGTGCTCGTCCTTGTCGACCCAGCGCTGGGGGTACATGTGTTTTGCCTCGTGGGCCTTCACCCGCGGCACCCCGTCCACGAAGCTGAAACTCAAGCACGCCGTTCCCGAGCCGCCGCCCTGGTTTCGCGCCTCCTGCATCCGCTCTTGTAGCCGGCTCTCGGTCGCCAGCGCCTTGACGTAATCCTCGGCCTCGTCATCGCCGGGAACCGTCACCTCCGGCCAGCTCTCCTCCCCCATCGCCATCGCCGTCAGGCGCCCAATGATGACTTTGCCGAGGTTATACCGGACGTTGGGGCGGCGCTTGTCCAGCATCACGTAGTAGCCGGGAAACACCGCCTGCTCCCCGCCGTACCCGATGCCGTAGCCATCCCAGTTGTGTCTGAGCCGATCGTATTGCCGGCAGCTGGCGTACTGGTCGAGCCGATCGAGGATCTGAAAGCGCCGCCCTTGACAGAGCGCATCGAGCCGCAGCCGGGGCAAGTCCGGCACGTTGAGCTGGAGGGTGTCGGCGGAATTGAGCGCTGCGGCCATCGGCTCCGGAGTCTACCCTGCCCCGGCCCGGTACACTATGTGGTCGGTGCAGGTTCCGAGCCTGCTGAGGTTGCCCGGCGCGTTTACCGCGCGCCCCCGCTCCGTACGGGATTAACCGACCGTGAACTTTGCCGCAGCTCGCGCCGCCGGCGTTTCTTCTCTGCCCGCCACCAGGGCCCGAGCCGCCGCCGCAGCTCGCGCGCGCGCCAGCACCGAATGAGCTCCAGCGTCGCCTCCGCCGCCGCACTCTCGGCAAACGGCAGCACGTAGCACCCGCCCACCGTCGGGAGGCTGGCCTCCCTCAGCTCGGCCACCATGGCTCGCATCTCCGCCAGCGTCACCGCTCCAGCTCCGCCGCCGCCTCGAGCAGCATGATCTCGCTCCAGCCCGCCTGGCTCGCCGCCTCGATGCTCCCGAACAGGAGCCAGCGCGCCGCGCGCCGCATCGCCCGCATGGCCTCCTCCCCGAGGAGCTCAGGCACCTTGCCCGCAGGCGGCCGGCGCCAGTTGCGCAGCTGCCTCGCCGCCGCCTTGCGCACCTTGGGAGACGGGCTGCGCGCTAGGGCGTCGCGCCTTTTTTTTCCTTCTTGCGCTCCGCCAGTCGCTCGTCCACCTCGGCCCGGTCCGCCTCGATCTCGGGCTTGCGGTCCACCATCTGGGCCGTCCGGTGCTCGCGGTATTTGGCCGCCAGGGCTTCCAGGGCCTCGGCCTCCTTGCCCTCGCCGTACTCGCCCAAGAGCTCCGGGAGCGTCTGACCCACGAACTGCATCAACACCGCACCCCAGCTCATCTGGCCTCGCTTTCTGAGATCTGCCACGTCACGGCCCGCCCTTCTGCAGCTGCATGGCTAGCTCTGCGTTTTCCGCCTGGGCTGCCTCCACCACCGCTCGGGCATCGAGCGCCGCCGCCACCACGTCCCGCACCGGTACCGCGCCTGCCTCGGCCTGGGCCATGATTTCGTCCACCCGCTTGACCGCCAGCGCCACCAGATCGAGCGCCTGGAACGCGTGGTCGCACGCCGCCCGGATGCGCGCCACCGCCCGCTCCGCCTCCGCCGGCTCGGGCAGCTCGGCCGCCGCCTGCTCGGCGGTGTGGCAACTCTGCACGCTCACCCCGTAAACCTGATCCCCGCGGTGAACCACCTCGTTCACGATGTCCGCCGCGCTCACCGCGGCTTTCTCGTTGCCTCGCGCCGAGCAGCCGTAGAGCGTGAGCGCAAAGCACGCGATGCCCACCACCGCGTACAAGAGCCACATCACCCGCCAGAACTTTTGCCGCTTGGTCAGCATCAGGAAAATCCGATCTTCAACGTGGCGTCCGCCGCCGGCGCCACCGTGAGCCGGTAGTACACCTTACCCGGCAGGGCCGTGAGCGCCACCATCGTCCCCACCGTGACCACCTGGACGGCGCCGAACGCATAGAAGCGCCGCGCCGCCGCCCCCGCTTGCGGGTCATCCTCGAATTTCTTGTCCACGATCTCGTCCAGCGCGAATTGCTGGACGGTGACGGTCTGCGCCGCCGTCCCCTCGAGCGTCAGCAGCACGCTCGAGGGGTTCTTGTCCGTCCCCAGGATGGTCTGGGGTGACTCCTTGATGTGAGTCGGCGGCACGGTCCCGGGCGTGCTCCGCGGGTCTGGGGTATCCGCCTGGCCGCCCGTGATCTTGATCGTCTCGAATTTCACGAGGCCCAGCATACCCGACCCGGCCCGCGCGGTCCACGGGGCGCCCCCTAGCGTACCTGCAGCTGGGCTTGCTGGACGCGGGGCGCCGCATACTTGCGGAGCGCTTCGCGCGCGAGCCAGGACGCCATCAGCCGATCGCCGGTGTGCGCCTCGGGGTCGTAATAGAGCGCCTCGTTCATCCAGGCTTTGCCCTCGTCCGGCACGCTCAGGCCCGCGCCGCCCGAGGGAAGGATCCAGAGGCCGTTGCGCATTTCGACCGCCAGGCTTTCCACCCCGAATTTCTCGCTGAACTTGCGGCTGGCGGTGGTGGTGTAGCCGCGCACCGGCACCCGGCCCTGGCACATATCGAGCAAGAACTGCTGGGCGCCGTTGTCCTCCACCAGGATCTCCGAATCGAACCGCAAATAGACACTCACCAGCCGATCGATGATCTCGGGCGCCTGCCAGCGGCCGCTCTCGATGTCCGCCACGAGCCGGCGCCCGTCGGGCATCAACGCGAGCGTAAACAGCACCGTGAGCGCGTTGGCATCCTCCACCCCTGCTCCCAGGTCGACGCCCGTAAAGCAGGGCAGCTTGGGGCCCTTGCTGTAGGCGGAGGGAGCTCGCGGCAGGAACGTCCGGCCCTTGCCGGAGAGCACCATCCGGTCGAGCCAGACCTGCCGAAAGCGCGAGGAGGAATCGATGCGCACCCGGCAGAGGTGCTTGCGGACGAATACCGATTCGGGGGTGATCTGGCGCTTGGCGAGCAGGCGCCGCACGCTCCAGTTCTCTGGCCAGAGCGGGATCCAGCGCTTGGGCGGATCGTCGGGATTGGTGACCGCGCTGTAACGCTTGGTCACGAACCCGGGCCGCGCCCCGAGCACGTGTAGGGCATCGTCGGGATGCCACGGCGTGCCCACCATGATGAACCGCGCCAGCTCGGTCAGGCGCGTGAGCACGGTGGTGTCGATCCAGTCGACGGTCTTTTTTCGCTGCTCCTCGGTGCGGGTGTTCTCGAAATCGAGAATGTCGTCCAGGATCACCCAGTCCAGGCGCGAACCCACCAGAGGCCCAAACAGCCCCATCGCCTGGATGCTCGGGTCTTTCGAGCGGGTCTTTCGCTCGACCGTGATCGCGCTCGTGTGCCAGGGGTCCTCGTCCCGAGAGCTCGGCTTGAGGTGCGGGAACACCTCGCGCACCCGCGGGTTGCGCTCGATCTCGGTGCGGACCTGCCGGAGGACTTTCTCCGCCTGGGTGCTGGTGACGCTGATGATCGCGCCGCGCTGCTCGGGGTGCGTCCCGAGCAGGTGGAGCACCTTGCCCACCGCTACCTGCTGGGTCTTACCGAACTCGACCGGGCAGATCAGGATCGCGAGGCGGTTTTCCTCGAGGTGCTCGTGCCATTCCTCGTGGAACGGGGCGTTCCGTAGGACGGTGTCGTCCTGTTCGTTCCGGAGCGCGTACTCGATGAACGCCGCCGCGCTCCGGCGGGCCGCGCGGATCTGCAGCTGCTTTTTGACCCGGTGCCGCCGCAGCCGATCGGCGCGCTTGGCCTCCCCTCGGGCCGCGCGTGCCGCCACCTCGGCCGCCGCGCGCGCAAACGGTGGTCGCTTCACTCAGCCGTGGGGAGCAGAAATTCGAGCCGTCCTCGAGGAGCCTGATCTCCGTGCCGAGCCGATCACCGGGTCAGAATAGCACGCGATCGAAAAAATCGTCCTCGGGATCCCCGTGGGGCCACTCGGTCCAGCCCCCGCTCGCCCAGTCCGCCTGGGCCGCCGCCGCGCACTGCCGCTCATACTCGCGCCGCCAGCGCCACCAGAGCCGCACCCGCCGGCGCTGGCGTTTCTCCTTGGCGCTCCAGCGCGAATAGCGGCTGCTGCGCTTCACGGATCGGGCTTTGCCCCCATCTTGCCGAGCAGCTCCGCCATCGCCGCCTGCCCCTCGGTCCCCGGCGTGCTCCACTCCTCCTGGGCTACCTCGAGCGCGGTCCGTTCGAAGTCCTCCCGGCTCACCCCTTGGTCGTGAGCCATCCCCGCACAGAACACGAGCAGCAGATCCCGCCAGACCTCTTTCGGCACCCGGCTGATCGAGGCTTTCTGGATCGTCTCCAGCATCTCGAAACACGCAATCTTGTAGGCGTCCGGCACGCTCGGGATCGCCTCCCCCATCACCCGCGGTAGCATCTTGGCGCGCTGGCCCACCACCGAGTCGAGCAGCAGCCGCTGGCCCTCGCCCCGCTCCAGGGAGGAGGCGTAGGCCGTCTCGGTGTGGGGCCCGGCGGGCTTGGTCAGGATCACCACGAACGCCTCGCGCTCGCCCTGCTGCAGCGTCGCCAGAAAATCTGCCGCCGCCCGGATCTTGGCCTTGGTTTCCATCATTCCTCCCCGAGCAGGAGCCGCGCGTAGAACTCCTGCCACTCGTGATCCAGAGGCGCGCCGATGCCCACCGTGCCCTGAGGCACGTACAGGTGCGCCGGGGTTCGGGTCTCATCCCACACCCAGAGCTGACCCTCCAGCTCCCCCGTGCGCGCCCCCACTCGCTGCGCTTCTACAGCGAGGCTGAGCGGGTCCAGAGCCAGCACGCACTCCCTCGCCTTCACCGGCTCGCGCTGGATGCGCTGGACCGCCGTGGCGGGGTCCACCGTGACCCGCTCGTTCGCGTACAGGTTCAAATTAGCTTTGCCCGAGCGCTGCAGCGGCCCGAGCTCCACCCGTTGCAGCCAGAGCGCCTGGTTCCCCGGCAGGAGCGAGGTCTGCGCCAGCACCGCCCGGACCAGCGCGAGCGGGGCCTGCAGATCGGTTTGCCCCGGAGTCTGGGGCATCGGCATCAGGGTGTAGTCCGAGACCGCCCACGTCCCGCGGTGGGGCCCGTCCAGATGGAACCACACCTGGCCCCAGTCGTTCGCCCCCACCGTGTCGAGGAACTGCTGCTGGGTGACGCGCAGGCGCTTGATCTTGGGCTGGGTCAGCTGGAGGTTTCCGTTTTCATCCATCACCATGTCCCCGGCAAACTGCTGCAGCGTGGGCACCGCGCGCTGCTTGGCTGCGCCCTGCTTGGCTGCTCGCTCGATCTCGGCCAGGAACGCTTTGCGCTTGGCGGCCACATCTCCCGCAATCGTGCGCCGATCGCTCACGTCCAGTACTCCACCGCCACCAGATCCGCCTCCCCCGCCGCGCGCGGGGTTTCCCGCCGGACCAGCTCGAGCACCACGTAATCGCTCATGGGGGACTCGTTCCTGTCCCCCGGGCCTCCAAAGGGCGGAGGCCGGTTCACCAGCACCGCCTTGCGCACCACCCGCACGTACTGCATGCAGGAGAGCCAGCGGCCGGCGGTGTGCTCGAAATTGGTCCGCACCAGCGCCACCGTGCGCCGCGCCTGCCGGGTGGCGTGCGCCACGTGTCGCCCGTCCGCGCCATCGCTGAAAGGCGGGTTCATCAGCGCCAGATCGAACCCGGCCGATGGCTTGTTGCGCCACTCCAGGAAATCCGCCTGATGCACTTGCAAGCTCGCCCCCGCTCCGCGCTCGCCGATCTGTGCCCGCAACAGGGCCGCCTGCTCGGGGTGCACCTCCACCGCCACCACGTGGGCGCCGCGCTGCCGGGCTTCCCTCACCAGCGCACCGCTGCCCGCGCTCGGCTCGAGCACGAACATCCCCGGTTCGATGCGAGCCCACTGCGCAATCCGCGCCGCGAGCTTGGCCGCGGTGAAGTACCGATCCCAGGGATCGCGATCGGGGCTGCGCTTGCTCATCCGTTGGGGTCCGGTGGGCTGCGGTCGAAATGGTAGGTCCAGGTTTTCGTGCCGAGGTGGACCGGGTCCCGCACGAACCCCAGCGCCTCGAGGCCGATGGGGTGCCAGCCGTCCTCGGTCACCGTGAAGGCTGCCGCGCTCCAGTCGAACCGCTGCAGGTGCGCCAGCCGCGCCCGCAGCTCTGCCCAGGGCCAGGAGGTCGCCTGCCTCACCAGAGGCGAAACCTGCCGCCCGTCCTCGTAGAGCGTGCCGTCCACGCCCTCCTCGCGCCGCCCGCTCACGACTGGCGGGCCCAAGTGAAGGTTGCCCCGAACTGCTGGGGGCTCACCAGCTCCCGCAGCTCCGTGAGAAGGACGGCATTTGCCAGGCACTTGCCCGTCTGATGGGGGAACCCGTCCAGGTCGACGTACTTGCGCCGCAAGGCCTCCCAGCTGGAATTGGCAATCTTGGCCAGCTCGTTTCTCGTGATCTCGGCCGGCGCGCCCTGCCGGATCATCTCCGCCGCGCGCGTGGTCGCCACCACCGCCGAGAGCGCCCAGGTTTGCCAGTCGGTCTCCCGAGACGGCTTGCCCGCGATGCTCCGCAGCCACTCGTTGCGGTGGGTTTCGGTGCGCTGCAGCACCCCGGGCCAGAGCTCGGTGTCCACGCCGTACACCACGAGCTGAGCCGCGCTCAAGGCCTCGAGCGGCACCCCGCCGATGAACCGCACCACCTTTCGGGCCATCGTGGTGAACACCACCAAGACGAACCTGGGATCGGGAATGAGCTGCAGCACGATGGATGCCGCCACGTCCGAGCGATTGATCCACTCCCAGACCTGGTTGGTGTCGTGACCCACCGGTGGCCGGATCCGCTCGCTCTCCCAGAATCCGCGCACGAATGCCCCGAGGCCCTGCTCCCGATAAATGCTCACCCACTGCATGATGTCTGTCCCTTTCAGGGGGCCACTGTGCCCCAGTTACTCCCCAGCCTGACGGGGGATTCTCTGCTTGTCAATTCGGCCCAGGCTCGCCACCCCGCCAGTCGCCCGAGGGGGTCTGTGTCTCGCTGCATTCGAGTGACCCCAGCATCCATTTGCAGGGAGCCGCGACGCGAGCCGTCGGAGGGGTGGCGAACCTGGGCCGATTTGGGATCTATCGTTTGAAGTTGAGCCGCTCCATGGTTTGGCTTGCCAGAGGCAGCTCCATGGCGATCCCCTCGTCGGTGGCTTTCATCCCTGGGAAAACCCCCTCATACATGGAGCTCAGCACCATAGCCTCGAATGCCACTTGCTGCTCGAATTCGGTACGGGAAAAGGCTCCCTTATCGATCAGCAGATTCACCAGCCCCGAGAGCTCCGCCCGCATCACCAGGGTGGAGTCCCGATGGTCCCGGAGCGCCGCGCACTCGGGATCGCGAGTCGGACGCGTGCCGAGCTGCCAGCCCGCCAGCACCGTCCGCCACTTGCACAATCGATTGAGCGCCTTTCGATATTCCATCATTTTCTCCGGTGCTGAGCCGCATTGGGGCAGCTGGCAAAATGCGACTTGTAGGCGCCGAGCACCTGCCAAACGCCATCGATGTATACCACCCGGCTCTCGCGCCCGCGGTCGATCGGCATCTTGCCACCGGTGCTCATCGTCACCCAGTAGATGAGCGCGCCGCAGCTCGAGCACGTCCCGTCGTCCCGGGCAGCTTTCTCGGCCTCGGTATTCTGCCCGAGACGCACCATTTCAGCCGCCCTCCGGTCGGGTCGTCACCATCACCACCTTGGTGCCCACGATGCGCAGCCCGAGCAAGGCCCCCGAGCGGATCCGGCGGGTGTCGGCCACCCAGCGATTGACCTCCTCGATGGCCTCGCGCCCCGCCTGGTCGTGGACCTGGGCGACGGTGCAGTCGTCGCCCCAGGTCCCCCGCTCGATCTCGATCGTCACCTGCACCCGGGCCGTCGCCACTACGCCTCGATCACCCACCGCGGCGTTCCTGCTCGTTCAGGCGCCGGGCCTCGGCCTCGAGCGCTGCGGCTGGCTCCGCTCCCGTTGCATGGACCACCGCAATTATACGAGGTAACGCCCGCGCTTTCTCGCGCGCGATTGCCTCCTGCCCGGAGAGCTCCAGCGGGTCGCACTCGCGCTCGGCCTCCTCCTCCACCGTCTCGTCCTCGGGGTCCTCGTCCCCGTCGATGAACAGCGGCACCGGGCCCGTGCCGTTGGTGCTCGGGGCTTGCGCCGGATCGGGCTCGTCCAGCTTGGTAAGGCAGACTGGGCAGTTGACCTTGCTGGGGTCGTCGGTCGAGCCCTGATCTGCCCAGAGCGGCTCACCGCAGAGCAGCGCGCCCACCCGGCTGAAATGCATCACCGTGGCCGGCGCCTTGCTTCGCAAATCACTCCAGGCTTTCGCCTCGGCTTCCGTCAGCACCTGGCGCCCGGATTGCCCGCTGCCCGAGCGCCAATGCAGCACCGTCTGTGCCGTCTCAGGAATGTCTGTTCCCACCCCCTCGGCCTGATCCCGCTGGTCCAGCCGATCGAATATCCGCTCCGCCTCGGGCCCCATCGGCATCCCTTTCAGCTCATAGTAGCGCCGCACCTGCCGGCGCTCCTCGGCCGTGAACGCCTCGGGCGCCACCCAGCTGAGCCGGGCCATCAGCGGTTTGAGCTCCTCGAGGTCGGCCAGGACTTTCGCATCCGCCTTGGCCTTGGCATCGAGCTCCGCCATCCGATCGGGGCTCACCCTGCCGCCCGCGTCGCGCATATCGCGCCAGCGGTGGGCTCCGGCCTTGATGGCGTCCGCCGCCGCCGCCAGGCCCTCGCGCCGCGCCGGCGTGGGGGTCTCCTTGGCCTCCGCCAAGAGGAACGCCACCACCGCCTCGTGTTCCTGCTGCCGGGCACTGGCGGGCCCGAGCGGAGGGGTGAGCCGCTCGGTCTCGGCCTCCTGGGCCGCCAGGATGAGCTCGCGCCCGAGCTCGGTGAGCACCCGCCCCACGCTCCGCGCCAGCGCCCACATCCGATCTTCTCTGTTCATGCTCCGCCCTCCTGCTCGGGTTCGTTCGGCTCGGTCAGGACCAGGCTGTAACGCTGGGTCCTCGAAATCCGCACCGGCACCGGCATCGCCAGATAGCCGAGCGCCACCTCCCACACGTCCACGCGGGGCAGTGGCAAGGGAACCCAGAGCGGGTTGCGCTCGCGCAATACTTGGCTCACTTGGCACACCGCTTGCGCCAGTTGTCCTCCGCGATCGCCGCCAGGCCCAGGGCCATGTATTCCCCACCCCGCTCCGCCGCCTCCACCAGCCGAGCGTCCCGGTGCAACTGGTTGCGCCAGTCGGCCGCGCGCGCTTTCTCGCCGCCGTTGAGGATGGCCTCCACCCGCCGCGAGCACCCCGCCACCTCTGCCGGCGCCTCGTCCACGAGCGGCTCGGGCTCGGGCACCACTTCCCGCATCGCCTCGGGCACCCAGCGGTCCAGCAGGCGCCGAGCAATCAGCGTGTTGTAGGTGGGCCGCCGACCTTGCGTTGACTCGAACATTCCCCGTCTCCCTTTCAGGGCCCCTCGTGGGCCAGTTGCTAGCGGGAACGGCAGCTAATCATTTTTCTGGAGCTCCAGCCAGAGCCAGGGGGGGATTTTTAACTCGAGCTGCCGGGCCACTTCCGGAGTCGGGCGCCAAAACCGGTGAGTCCCGGAACAGGGCAGAAACGGGATTGGCTCCACCGCGCCGAGCTGGTAGCCGAACTGCTCCACCATCCGCCAGCGCGCCAGCGGCCACTCCTTGCCGAGCTTCGGGAGCACCCCGTCCAGCCGCGCCGCCCCCACGATGCCCCCGTAATCGAGATCTGTTCGGGAGGGGAGCACCGGCGGGGGTTCGTCGCCGGCCATGCTCTCGAGGAACATCTGGCACCCGGCATAATCCTGCTTGGTGCTGTTGGCCGAGGCGTGCACCAGAAACCAGCCCCGGAGCTTGGTTTTCCAGACCCGGTTCTCGATGGCCTTGATTTGGTCCGCCTCCCAGAGCGCCGCGCGCTCGAGCGGGTCGGTCACATCGGGGCGCACCACGAGCCAGGCCCAGGGCTGCCGGAGGCTGAGCACCCTCACGCTCGGTCCTTGCGGGCCCGCAGCTCCACCGGCTTGCCCTGCTCCCACACCACCGTGCCCACCTCCCAGCCGTGCCCGTCGTGGCGGATGTAGTCCCCCTGCCTCGGTACTGCCTCGAGCTCGATGAACGCGAACTGCCAGGGGCTCTCGCCCGGAGGGGGCCAGGGCTCTCCCTGCTCGGGCAGCCACATCAGTCTACAGGCCACCATCGGAGCTCCCGGGTCGGTTGGCCTCACTCGAAAACTGGCTTTCAGCGGTGGCCTGTAAATCGAGCGCCGCGAGAAAGCCCGCCACGAATGTTTGCCGCCTCGTCTTGTAGACGCGCTGCTTGTCCGCCTTGCGCCACTCGATCCAGGCTGCGGCCGCACGCTCCTCGGGGCTGGAGGGTCGGGAACAGGGAGGCATCAGCCCCGCCCGAGCTGCCGGGGGGCAGCGTCGAAGTCTGGTAGCAGCCCCACCATCTGGCCCGTTTCGTACATGGCTTCCACTGCGGGCTCGATGGCCTCACCCAGCAGCTTGCCGTTCGGTAGCACGATGTTGGCGAGGAACTCCCGCTCCACCGTCACGATCCCGGAGCGCACCGCTTCCAGCTTGCCCTTGATGATCAGTAGCAGCGCCCGCCAGTTCTCTCTTTCGTACTGCTCGGGAGCGATGGGGCGGCCCACCTTGCCCTCGCGGCTGTAGGGTTGGAGGGTGAAGCGGATTTGCCGGTGTGCCATGGTGAAGGCCACGAATCCCCCTTGCACTCCGAAGTCCGAGCCGCTTAGGGCCTGGGTCGCTCCGTGCCGCCGGACCAGGTCCTCGATCTCCTGGCGTGTCTTGCTCACCGGAATGTCAGTTCCCTGGGCGAACCGCTGGGGCATTCCCTGCTTGGGCTTGGCGGGCTTTTTCTGCTGATTGGGTTCGGTCACTTGTCGTACTCCCGCAGCTCGCGATCGTCCCATCCGTCTCCGGCGAGCAGGCGGAATACCGCGCGCCCGATCCGGCTCACGCCACCACCCCAGCGGATCTCGGTCTCCTGCATCCAGCGCTCCGCACCGAGAGCGTCCGTCTCTCGGTGCTCGATGAGCAGTTGGCCGTTTAGGTACTGCGCGCTCCCTGATTGTTTGCGCGCGGGAGCCACCAGCCGCAGCTTGCCCACCTGCCGGAGGATCCGGGGGTCAAGGCCGGGGGATGCCAGTGTAGCCCCAGGGATCGGCCTCTGTTGGGGCGGGAGCGTGATCTCCTGGACCAGCGCCAGCGCCTCCCGGCTCAGCTCCAGCGCTTTCTCCCTCCCCTCGTAGTCCGGCAGCTCGCTCCCCATCTCGTCCGCCAAGAACTCCAGCCGCTGGAGCGCCACCACCAGCCGGGCCCGTACCTCCTCCGTGATCTGCCACATCGCTTTTCCCTTTCTCGGGGCCATCGCTGCCCCACATCGTTCGGATCTCGGCCAGGTATACCTCGCGCGCCACCCCGAGGCGCTGGGCGATCGTCACCGCCATCACCCCGAATATCGCCACCAGGTCCTGGGCGCTCGGGGGCGGGTCGAGCGCCGCGTGCCAGTCCCGCAGCGCCCGCAGCACCCGCGCCCGGTCGCTCACGCCGCGCCCCCGAGCGGGTCTGGCGCGGGTCCCTTGCGGGCCTGGGCTAGATACACCTCTGCCGCCAGGTCCGCGAACAGAGGCTCGCCGCATCCCACCTCGATGGCGTAGCGGGCCGCGTAGTTCAAAAGCAGGTTGCACCACTCCCGGGGCAACATCTGGTTGTGCGGCTCGGTGAGGAACTCCGCCAGGCGCTTGCTGATGGCCACCCCGCGCCCGCCGATCGTGCCGTCGGGCAGCTCCACCAGGCTCGGCATCGGGATCACCGTCCCGGGGGGTTGGGGCGTCGGAGCGTAGCCGTTTTTGAGCGCGTAGTTTACGCACGCCTCGAGCGGGAACACTCCCTCGCCGCGCGCCTTGCCCTCCGGATCCATCTCGTGGCGGACCACGAAAATCATCTGGTGGACGGTGGTCGGCCCCGGCACGTGGTTCAATTCGAACCCCATCTCCCGGATGAACCCGAGCAGCCGTTCCTTCGGCTCCCAGAGCTCGTAGAGCCGGGCCATCTCCTCCAGGTTGATCGCCCCGAGCACCCCGGCCTCGAGCAGGATGCGCCAGAGGTGGAAAGAGTCCCCGTGCGGCCAGACCCGCACGATCTCCCGCCCCTCGCGGATCTCCCCCACCACCGGGCCCAGATCCCCATCGGCTATCTCGAGCGGCAGCAACTCGCGCGGCGCCCCCGTCATGCACCAGACCCGCATCGTTTATCCCTCCGCTTCGCCCAGCAGATCGTCGTTGCTCGGGTAGCAGTTGGCCACTGCCCGCGCGCGCTCGATGGCCTCCACCAGGGCTCCGGGTTGCCCCGAGTCCGCCGCCTCCACCACGTCGCGCAAGGCGCCGAGCGGGAGCGGTAGCCCCTGGATCGCGGCTCGGTGGTAGCGGAGCGCCGCCATCCCCGCCGCCAGCGCGCGCTTTTCTTTCGCGTAGTGCACCAGCACCGCGGGGGTCTCCACCTGGTCCACCAGCGCCCCGGCGCGATAGCGGAACATTCGCTCGAATACCACAATGTGGGCTTGGACCTTGGGCAAGATCGGCGCGCCCTGCTCATCGTAGCGGATCGGTCGTTCGTGCTTGGGATCGGGTCGTTGCATGGGGTTTCTTTTCAGTGCAGCTCGGCCAATGGATCTCTCGGGAGGTCGCTCGCCTTGGCCTGTTTGGGCGCCTCCTCCGGCCAGTGGCCGTGCTGATCGTAAAATTCGAGGTCGCCGTCCGAGCGGCTCTCCTCCTCGTTCTGGCCGAGGGTGCCGAGGCCCTCCACCTTGATCGGCGAATTGAGACCGAACAAGTCTTTCAGCTCCTTGGCGATGCGCGCGCACACCCCGTATTGCCGGGCCGTGAGCGCCTTGCGGTACAGCGCCTCGAGCGTGAGCTCCATCTTGCCCCGCCGCGTCGACCGATCCACCTGCTCGGCTTCCGATAGGAGCTTCCACGCCTCGTTGTAGACTCGGCGCGCCGCCTGCTCGGTCACCTTGAACCGCTTGGCCATCTCCTTCACCACCACGTGCTCGGGGCGGAGCTCGGCAATGCCGTCCTCGGCCATGTAGCGTGCCTCGAGCCGGAGCGCCTTGGTGAGCTTCACCGGTTCGCCTCGAATCGCACCTGCTCGGCCAGACCGAGCACCACCGCATTTCTCAACTGGACCGCGATCGCCTTCCAGAGCTCGGCATTCGTGCGATCCCGGCTCCAGTCGCCGATCGTGCCTTTCTGATGGAGCTGGCCGTGGTGGGGCGGGCAGAGCGCCACGGTGTGCAGGTCGCACGTTTTGATCCCCATACCACCGCCGCCTGCCTTTCGGCCGTGGTGGTGGGCATGCGTGCCCTCGGTTGCCCCGCAAATGCAGCAGCCGAGCGAACGCACCCAAGCGAGGTAGCGTTCCGAACGCAGCGGTGTCGTCACGGCCCTTGACCTGGGCGCTCGCGCGGATCGGGCTGGTCCTCCTCGGGATCGCGCGCCAGAGCGCCATGGTGCTGGCGATCGGCCAGGCTTCCCTTTTCCACCCGCGTCCGCTTCTTTCGTGCCTTGGCCGCCTTGGGGGCAGGCTCCGCGCGGAACTCGAACAGCACGCTCGGCTGGTCCGGGACCTCGGGCAGCACCATCCCCGCGATGGGATGCGCGTGGGCGTGGACCGCGCGCACCCACTGGCTCACCGCGAGCAGGTCCGCCTCGGGCCAGGCCTTGATCTCCGCCAGCGTCGGCACCGGTCCCGGCAGCTCCTTGGCGTGGTTTTTCAGGTCGTGGATGAGCGCCTGGGGCTCGATGGCGATCGGCTTGAAGGTCTCGCTCACCGGGTCGTATCGCTCTGGCCCCCGCTGTGGCTCGACTTTCCCCCCCTCCCAGATCCGCACGATCACCCCGCCATTGTCCGCCTTTTCCACGTTGCAGCGCTTCACCACCTCGAGCACGTCCGGCGGCAGAAAGCGCCGCTGGGCCGCGCCCGTAAGCACGCTCTCGATGAACTGCCGCTCGGTCAGAATGTAGACGCGATCGGCCTCGCTCTCGGGCTCGCTCATATAGGTGTCTCTTTCCGGGGCGCGTAGCCCATTTTTAGAAGCGTTTCCCGGTGCCAGGGGCTCAGCCCCTCGGTACCATGGCTGTCAGCATAGCACACCAGAGCCTCCCGGCAGCCCTTGGAATCCTCCCAGAACGCCCGGATCGTGCGGACGGACCCGGTTGCCCCATCGAGCTGGGGACGCCGGAGGATCCACGCCACGGGCCCGAGCACCCCCTTTCGAGTCCGGAACGGGGTGTCGTCTCCCGGGCGCTCCTGCCCGAGCACCTTTCGCCCGGGCCCGAGCCGGAGGTAACCGACCAGCTCGGCCGTCCCGAGCCAGCCCTGGGCCTGACAACGCAAGGAAAGCCGCAAGCCGTCCCGGGGCAGCTTGACCCCCAGGCCCTCGAGCAACCACCACGCCTCCCAGAGCTCGCCCCCCACTATGCCGATCCGCTTGCCGAGCAGGGAGTGCGGCGGGCAAAGATCGGTATTGGCCACCTCGAGCTCCCCTGAGAGGATCGCCCAGGCCCAGGGCTGGGGCAGGGCCAAGCCGTGCGTCACGCTCATTTTCAGCCCCGCAGCGCCTCCTCGATTACGTTCGCGCCGATGACTCCGCCCACCGTCGCATAATCGAGCGCCTTGCGAATCCGCTCCCGAATCCGCTCCGCCTCTGCTTTGCCCACCTCCGCCGCCGGCACGATCCGTAGCCCCGGCTGGACCAGCTCGCACCCCGGACACATCAGCGGCGTGAACGCGATCCCGCACTCGCACTCGCACAGATCCGGCTCGGGGGTCTCGGTCGTCCCCGCCGAGCGCCGTGCTTTCAGCTCCCGGAGCCGGATCGCCTCGTCCTGGGCGCTGTTGTAGGAGCGGCGGAGATCCACCATCGCCTCCACCGGATCCCGGCCCTCCTCGATGTCCGCGCCCAGCCCCGCCGCGTCGATGAGCCGCTCCGCCAGCGTGGGTGGCCTACGCGGCGCCAGCGGCGCGTCGTACTCGTCCACGAGCTCAGAGCACGGCACCTCGAACGGATCGGCCTTCGGATCCCAGGGCCACTCGTACTGGACCGCCGCCAGGTTCTGGCCGTCCTTGGTGCGCAGCGCCTTGACCGTCCCGAACCCGTCCGCCCGCCGGTGAAATACTCTCTGGCCTAGTCTCAGATCGGTCACGGCTTCAACGCCTCCTCGTCCAGATCCTGGGGGTTGGAGTGAAACTCGATCACCTCTTCCAACATCTCCTGGTCCACCCCCGGTTGCCCCATCAGGGTCGCCTGGGTCGCCTCCACCCCGAGGATATACATCTGTTTGAGCGCCTCCCGAAGGTGCGACACGTCGACCAGCATCGCCTGCTGGAAGGGTGAAATCAGCTCGGTGCCCTCCTCCGCCGTCACGTCCAGGGTGGTTCTGCCCTTCGGCTCCACGAGCGCGCGGATCACCGCGTTTCTAAGGACACGCCAGGCGAGCGCGTCGAACGCTTCAATTTGCCGCGTGATGTCGGGTCTACCTTCCATGGCCTCACCTTTCGGAGTCGAATGTCCACCTTCACCTCGGCCAGCGCCAAGAGCGCCACGCGCCGAGCCTCCCACCAAATCCAGAGGTGACAGAGCCCGAACCCCCACCAGGCGCGCCGCGGGGTCATCACCTCGAGCGCGATAGTGTGGCCCTCGAACCGCACCGTAACGTTGAGCCCGGGGAACCGATCCCGCACCATCCCGAGCACCCGCAAGGCGCCGAGCTGCCGCATGCCGCGCGATTTGCCCACGGCCAGGTGGAGCGGGTGGATCACCGCCGCACCAGATAAATCCCCACGCAAATAGCCAACTGCAGGAGCACCGCCGCCACCAGCCAGTTCACCTGCCACTCGAGGCGCGCGATCCGCCCCTCCAGCTCCTTGACCCAGTACACGTGGCTTTCTTTCATCGCCTCACCTTGATGGGTTCGGGCTCCCAGAGCGAGCGCCACCACTCGCCGATCCCCGAGGCGCTCGCCAGCCCCTCACGCTGCTTTTTGGTGGCGCCCTTCCATTCGGCCTCGTCCCCCACGAGCTCGGCCGCGCGCTTGATCGAGAGCGCGATGCCCTCGGCCCGCGGCAGGCGCCCCGGGATGCCCGCTCGCCGGCGCTGCCGGGCCTGCCAGGTGCTCGGGGAGACCTGGAACAGGTGCAGGTCCTTGCGTGTCCAAGTCTTGTCGCTGTGATGCATGATGGCCCCGAGCCAGCCGAGGCTCATCCCCTGCCGAAAGCTCATCTCGAGCACGCTCCCGGCCATCCCCAGGTTTCCGATATACTGGCCCTCCACCACCGCCACGCATGCCTCCACCGTCCGGAACAGCGCCACCAGCGCCTCCGGATCGTACGCGTGGCAGAACGCGCACGGCACCAGTTGCCAGGGATACCAACCGAGCGCCCACCCATCCGCCCCCGGATCGATGGAGACGAAAGGCACGTTGTCGAACCGCGCGCGCTGGTCGGCCTGCTTGTAGTCGAGCCGCTGGATCACGGGAGCTCTTTCCCTTTCTGGGCCTCTGAAGGCCAACACCGAAAACACACCCGGTCCGCCCGGTTCTGCGCTGCCGGATCCGCCGGATGCCAACAGCGCTCGCTCAGTCTGACATTCCACCCGCACAGTTTGCAAGGCCGGGCGAATTTCCTCACCCGTCCGCGCGCCCAGAGCTGCAGCCCCGTCCCCACCGCCGCCTGGGCCATCGGCACGCCCTTTACCGTCACCCGCTCCACCAGGGCGGGCCTCGGGGTGAGCTTCACCTCGGGCGGCTGCAGCGCCATCCCCCGCGGCTCCAGCCGCGCCCGCTTCACTCCCGCCCCACCGTGAGGGGGTGCTTGCAGGGGGCCACGTTGCCCGACCGCAGCGCGTAGCCGTAGAACACCCGGGTAGACCCGCAGCGTTCGCACTCGCACCGCCAGCGCGCGCCGTTGCCCCCCACCACCCGCCCGAGCACCTTCCAGCCGCCGTAGAGCTTGCCCGTCTCGTCCTTGAATGCCCAGTCCTGGCCGATGCGGCTCACTGCTGCCACCGGCCGATCTTCAGCCGCACGTCCACCCACACCCCCGCCGGCAGCACGTGGACGGACAGACTCTCGGCGGTGGTGTCGGCGGTGAGCGCCGCTCGGCCTTTCAGCTCGGTCAGGATGCGGAGCTCGAGCGCCTGGCGGAGCCGATCGGCAAACGTGCCACCCGCCGCCGCGCTCTCGGCCTCGGCTTGCTCGAGGAGCCTCTCCAGGTGCTCTCGGGCTTGCTCGGTCCAGAGCTCCCAGGACGGGCTGCGGCCCTCCTCCGGCAGCACCTTGGCTCGCTCCAGGTGTTCGCGGATCCGGGACAGATCTCCCTCGCTCAGCCGCTCGGTGCTCACTCGTCCTCCGCGTCGGCAAAGCTCCGCTGGGCCGTGGGGGTTTTCCGCCAGCCCTCGGCCGCGGGCGGCCGGGTCATCCTCCGCAGCCAGACGGGCAACACCACCGTGTCCCGCCCAAAATGCTCCGCCCAGCCCCGCAGCCAATTGCTGTAACTAGGGCACGGCTCGGGCAGCCTGCAGCAGTACTGCTCGAGCAGCCACGAGCGCAAATTGGCCGCGTCGTCAATTCGCTGATGCTGCTCGAGCAGTCGGAGCACTCCCGCCACGGTCAGCAGGCGCCCCTGGACTTTGGCCTCGATGTCCAGGACCGCCGAACGCCAGGAGCCCAGCAACTGCAGTTGCTTCTTGTCCTCCGTGCTGATCTTCTCTCCCCGATCCTGCTTTCGGAACGCCTGCCAGAGCTCCTGATCGGTCTGGATCAGTTCCTCCGGTCGCGCCGGCAGCCCCGGCCAGCGCCACTGGTCGAGACTTGCTAGCAGCGCGTCGGCGTTGGCCAGGAGCGCCTCCTCCGTCAGGCGGGAGCTGATGGGTTGCGGTCCCGGTGAGGTCCCGGATCCGGTCCTGTGTTGCTCGGTAGCCATCGGTGTCTCCTTCCTTCAATTGCGCTTGGGCCATGATCCGCAGCTCGTGGAGCGGGTCGTGGTCGGTCAACCTGGTCCCCGCCAGCTCGATGAACTGCTCCACCTTGGTGCCATTTCTGAAAATGAGCTCCAGCTGGTCGAACGTCTTACCGTCCTTGTTTTCCCCGGTGTGCCAGCTCGATGCCGCGCACCCGTCGATCGCCCGAAAGAGCTGCTCGACCGAGTATCCCTCTTTCAGCCGCGCCCGGACCTTGGAAATCCGATCGGGGGTGAGCCGGGCGCCCTTCTTGTCACACGTCCGCTTCCAGTAGCCGAAAACTGCCTGGACCTGGGGCCCGAGCCGATCTGGCTTGGCTTCTATTTCCCCCACTTCCAAATTGCCATCGAGCGCGCGCAGTTGCTTCTGTAGGAGCAGCCCGGCGCCTGAAGGGTCGTGTGGGAATTTTTTTACGTATTCGTAGGTGATGCGGGTGAGCTCCTGCACCACGTCCCGAGGCTTCACCTCGGGAACCTCGCCCGATCAGAACGGAATGTCGTCATCGTCCACCGCGTGAGGGGGCACCCGCGCCGGGGGCTCCTCGAACCCGTCGTCCTGATACTCGTCCCCTCCCGCCGGCACGGCATCGCTCGGATCCACCGCATCGTCCTCGGGATTGCGCGAGCTCCGCTGGCTCCGGACCGCCTGCTGGGCCAGGTATTCCTCCGCCCAGACGTGCCAGGTCTCCACCCAGTTCTTTTGGAACACGAACTGGCCGATCTCGTTATTGGCGTACTGGCCCCGATTGTCCGCCCGCACCTCGGCCGCGAACGGCACGCGCTGAAAGAGTCGCCGGATGTTGTCGTCCCCCTCCGCGTCCAGCTCCTCGTCCTGATGGCCTTGGGCATCGAGCCCCCCGAGCTCGAAATCCGACTCCTCGATCCCGCACGCGTCTTTCCAGATCTGCCAGCGCGTCACCGTCCCCGGGCGGCCGAAATCGAGGTTCATCAGGGTGAAAAACGCTTCGCCCTTGCACCGCCCGCCGATGATCTCGAGCTTGATGTTCAGGTATGGCTTGCCGCCCTCGCGGCTCGTCCGCCGCTGAAACCAGGTGAGGGCCATCAGATAAGTCCCCGCCCGGACCAGCTTGCGCTCGCTGCTGCTGCCGCCTCCGCCGCTCCGGCCTCCGCCGCCGAGCCGCGCCATTACTTGCTCCCTCGCTTCTTGCGCGTGCGGGCCGCGGGCGCTGGGGCTGAGCCCACGAGGTCGCGCGCCGCCTGGGCGCCGTCCTCGGCTGCCTGCTCCGCCGCCTTGGCCTCGGCGGGCTCCTCGAGCGCCTGCTGGGCGAGCGCCTTGGCCTCCACTACCAGACCGGACACGGTCGCCGCCAAGCTCTCGGAGCTCGGCGCCGGAGCGGTCGGCAGGGGGGTTTTGAGCGCGCCCCGGATCGCCTGCACCCAGAGCCCGAAGTCCGCCACCTCATGGTTCCGCAGCGGCCGGCAGGGCTTGAGCAGCAGGTATTCCGGGCCCACCGTCATCACGCCATAGGAGATTTGGATCTCTTTTTTCTTGCCCGCTTCCGGATCGGGCCGCACCTCGCGCCGGTAGGCGTAGGCCGTCAGGTTCACCGCCCCCGAGAGCACCGCCGGCAGCTTGCGCATCGGCATCGCCGGCTGGATGCTCCGGCGCTTGTCCTCCCCCTCGCCCACCTCCCGATCGTCCTCCTGACAGAGAAAGAGCTTGTGGACGGGCGCGTCCCGCAAGCCAAAGATCACGTTTTTGCAGCGGTCCCCGAGCACGTTCCAGTAGCGCTCGGAATCGACGGGCAACCCATCCTTGCCCATTTTGGGCGGGCTCTGCCGACGGATCTCCTCCTCCACCAGCCGCATCACATCACTCATCGAGTCCACCACCACGGTTTCCGGCCACGCCTCCACCGGTAGCTCGAACGTGATCTCGCGCTCGGCGTGCCCGAGGTGGTCGCGCTTGGCGTTGCCATCCGCGTCGCGGATGTACTCGAACGTCCGAAACGGCTCGGTTTTCGGCCCCCGCAAGGCGCGCAGCACCGCCCGGCAGTCGTCCAGCGTTTCCATGAAAATCACCGGAGGCACCGCCACCCCGAGCCGCGCCGCCGCCTGGCGGATCGCCAGCATCCCCTGCCGCTCGCTCAGCAAGTGTAGAGGCCTCGGCGCCGACACCCCGAGGGTGGTTTTACCGCTGCCGCTCTTGCCGTACACGAGCGCCGACAACCACGCCTCGTCCTCGGTCTGGTCTAACCGTTGCACTGTTCTTTCCCTTTCCTGGCCCCGTCGTGGGCCGAGCGTTGCACCTTACCGCATGAGGCGGAACGGCGCCAAGCGCGTGTACAGGTTGCCCCCATCCCCCCCCAGGGTGTGGGTCAGTTCAGACCGGGCAAGCGTTGCTGCCGGCTGTCCTCGATCGCCTCGTTCAAGGCCTCGAGCGCTGCCTTGACGTCATCGCGCGCGCCCTTTTTCTCCTCGATGTTCTCCGCCTTGGCGTCGCTCCACTCGCCCCAGCGCACCGTGCAGGCATCGAGCTTTTCCCGATACGCCGCGAGCTCCACCACCCCCACGGGCAACGGTGCCTCGATCGCGTTGGTAAACGCCGCCTCCGCGCCCTTCACCCGCTGGCCGCACTCGGTCGAAACCCGGGCCTTTTTTTCGAGCGCTCCCGTCCACTTGCCATGGGCTTTTTGAATCGATTTGAGCAGCTTGCTGGCGTCCGCATCGCCCGATTCCCCGCGCGCCTGCAGCTCCGCCGAGCGTACCCGCACCAGCCGCTGGGGCTTGGTCTCCTTGGCCGGTGCCGCTGCCTTCTTTTTGGCGGCTCGGCTCGCCTTGGTCTCGGGTGCCTTGGCCTGGGTTTTCCCCTTCTTGCTCGCCTTGCCGTCGCCGTTCTTGCTGCCCGGGGGGCGGCCGAGCTTGCGCTTGGGGGCTGCCTCTGGGGCGCCCGGCACCGGCTCGTCCTCGAGCTCAGAACGGGTCAGGGGCTGGACGAGAGACAGATTGCGCGCTCCATTGTTCAATTCCGAATCCGCCATCACCATGATCGAGCTCCTCGTGGCGAGTCGTTGCCACCCGAAATGCCGCCCGCGCCTCCGGATCTTCCGGCGAGGCACAGACCCCTGCATATACGCATTTAGGGCTGCCCGGTCCAGTGCAGGCATAGGGGTTTCGGGTGCGGAGCGTCGGGTCCCGCTCGGCCGCGCGGATCGCCTTGGCCTCCACCCACATCTCTTGGCGCCAGCGCTCGAGCTCGGCGGGCCCGCGGAAAAACTCGAACTGCTGAAAATAGGGGTTGGCCTTGGCCTCGAGCGCCGCCAGGCGCGCCCGCTGCTTGTCGGTGACCGGTTGGTGCCGCTCCCGCACCTGCTCGTCCAGCGCCCGCTGGTAGACCCGGGGCAGGGTGTCGATGTCCGCCGCGGAGACCTCGCCCCGGTTCACCTCATCCTGCTCCTGGGCGTGGTAGAGCCGGGAGAGAGGGGTATCGAGCGCCGCCGCCTTGGCCGCCATCCGCAGCTGGTTCACGCTCGGGACTCCCGGCTTGGCCCGCCGCGACACGTTGAACCGGATTAGCCCCGCCGTGCTGCGCCAGATGGCCGCGCGCTCGCGCTCCATCAACCCGCGCACCGCGGGGGTGGTTTGGTTCCAGAATCCGCTCCCCCAGCCCGCAACGGAAACGCGCGCGAGCAGCACCTGTAGCGCCCGGAGGTAGCCCGTCGGCTGGGTGAGCAGCTGCAGCCGGCCCTCGTAGGTCTGCACCGCATAGCCCGAGGTCTTGTGCTCATCGAGCAAGATCTGCGAGGCCCGCCGATCCCAGAGCACCAGATCCATCTTGCCGTTTTGGTGCAGGTGGCCCCCCTGGCCCGCACGCGTGGGGATCGGCACGTCGAACCGGGCCTCGATGGCGAGCGGCACCAGGTCCAGGTCCTCCTGCCGCCGCTCGAAATAGTGCACCGTTGCCCACTGAGCGATTTCGGTCTGCTCGGTCAGCTCCTCGAGCGCCTGCTGCTGCCGGTCGCCTTCTGCCTCGGTCTCGAGCCGGGTCCGGTGCTCGGCGCTCGCCTGGTGGATCGCCAGCATCGCCCCCGAGCACGCCCGGTGCAATCGGTCGGTCGTGGATAGCTCGAGCTCGCTCCAGGCTGCCCGCCAGCCCGCGTCACAGCCGAGGTGATAGAGCGTGCCATAGGAGAGCTCCAAGGGCTGCTCGAGGGGCCGGAGGAGCTCCGCATCGCGGTAACCCCAGTACGCCCGACATTTTCTGAAATCCTCGATCTCGCTGTTGGTGATGACGTGTAGATGCCGCCTCATTTAACGCTTCCATTCTTGGGCACATAGGTCACCAGAAACGGCCCGATCCGCAGCGCCCGCCGTAGCCCCTGCCGAATGCTGAACGCCTCGCGCCCGCGCTCCACCCGCTCCACCGCCAGCCCTGGGCCCAGGTCCCACAACCGGACCCAGCGGCAGCCGTCCCGGAACAGACCGCTCCGGCTCCAGAGCATTCACACCCCACCAAACACGAGGTCCACCGCCTCGTCCTTGGCCGCGCCCTTGGCTGCCGCCGCCTGCCACCTCTGGCCCTCGGCCAGATTGTCGATGCGCGCCACGCCCGCCAGCTCGCGTTTTTGCTCGGCCGAAAAATCGCTTTCGATGGCCACCCCGTACACCTGGGCCCCCACCTTGCCGAGCTGCTCCACCGCCGTACCCCAGCCGCCGCCGCCATCGGTCACCAGGATCACGTCCGCTTTGCTCCAGGCGCCCTTGCCGAGCTCGCCCCGCGCCCAGTCGAGCGGAGGGGCGAACGCCGTCCCGCCGCCCGAGAAGTAACTCACCATCTCGATGAGCTCGGACAAGGTGAGGCGCCGCTTCGGCTCCACCAGGAACGTGGCCTGGACCGAGGAATCGAAATGGCAGAGGCCGAATCCCCGCTTTTGGATCGCACAGATCTCCATCAGGGCCAGGCCAACGGCCATTGCCCACTCGTTGCGCGCGCCCGTCATGCTGCCCGAGCCATCCACCAAGAGCAGGATCGGGCCCTGGTCCTCGCTCTCGCGGCCCTCCATCTGATACTCGAGCGCCTGGCGTTCCACCAGCTTGCGCAGTAGCAGGAGCTCGGTCTCCTCGGCCGCGAGCAACACCAGCTCGCTCGGCAGCAGGCGCGCCAGCTCGGCCCCGATCGTCACGTCCACGATCTGCTCGGGCACATAGTTCACCTTGGTGCGCTGCTTGGCGCGCGCCCGCATCCGCAGCCGCCCCGCGAGCTTGGCGATCCGCTGCAGCTTCGGATCGGCCGCCAGCGCCTTTCGGACCTGCTCGCTCGGGGCGTTCACCGCCGAGAGTACCCCGGGGCCACCGCCGGCGCCCAGGCCCGCCATTGCCAGCTGAAGATCCTCGATCTGATCGGCCGCCGCGTCCGCCGCCACGCGCACCGCTTGGCGGATCGCGAACTCCACCCGCTCCTTGCCGAGTTCCGTGCGCAACGCCTCGGCCTGCACCTCGGCCTGGCGGGCTTGATCGTCTTTCATCACCCCCGCGCCCGGGGCCATCTCATCGAGCTCGGCCGCCTCCTGCTCGAGCCGCCCCGGATCTTGCTGGGGGGCGAGCTTGCGGATCGCCTCGTCCAGCACCTTGCCCAAGGTCTCGGTCACCCGCCCCGCGCCGATGCCCGCCGCCCACGGATCGCCCTCGCACCGCGCCTCGAGGTCCTCCCACTCGCTCACCTGGCCCACCTGCTCGTGGATGGCCTCGAGCCACTGGTCGCCCGCTGCCACCTCATCGAGCGCCGCCGCGCCGCCGTAGAGCCGCGCGAACAGCTCGCGCTCGAGGCCCGGCCACTGCTCGACCGCGTGGCGCTCGACCGCGTGGCGGTAGACACCCTGCTCGTCCGCCTCGCGCGCTGCCAAGCCGCGCACGAATGGATCGACCGCGAGGGTATGATCGCGGCCCGCCTCGAGCAGCTCCCGGCGCTTTTCCCAGACCAGCTCGGGCGCCAGCTTTTCCCCCGCGAACTGCACCAGCGGCACGTAATCCCGGCCGTTGGCGTAGCACTCGAGCATTCGCCGACCGTCGGCCTCGAACTGGGCTGCGGGCAGATTGGCTAAAATCTTGCCGTCCTTGTCCACCAGGTTCCAGGACACCGCCTCGGTTTTGCCCGAGGGGCCCGCCGCCATCACCGAGCGGGCCGTGTAGGTCCCTTCGGAACCCTTCACCGTGATCGGCTGGGGGCGATTCGTCAGCTGCACCATGATCCGTTTCCGCTTTCTGCCGGGCCGCTCGGGGCGCCCTGGCTCGTTCATCCTAGCAGGCTTTCAGAGCCCGAGCACCTGGCGCGCCGATTCCCGGACGGGGCCGAGCGCGCCGTCCAGTTGCTTGGCCATGGCCAAGATCTTCTCCTTCTTGCGCGGGTTGCGGCTCTCTTCGGCCAGCTTGCGGATCTCCTTGAGGGCCCGGTTTCCGTCCCGGTTGCAGGCCACCAGAGCGTCCTGGTAGCTCTTGTCCGGACCGCTCACCGGCATCGCCGGCAAGGCCTGGATCGTCTCCAGCATCAAATCCCGCTTGCCGCTCGCCTCCCCGATCGCCCCCGCACTCACCTTGCCCACCACCTTGGCCACCGTCTCGCGCTGCTCGGGCGCATCCCAGAGCACATCGGCCAGCACCCCGAAATGGTCGTCCCCCACCTCGATGTCCCCCGAAAGCCAGGCATTGGCCCGCAGCAGGTTCACCGAGCGCTTGAGGCGCCGATCGGACGGATGGATCCCGGCCTTGCCGAGCTCCGCCCGCACGTTCCAGAGCGACTGCTGCGCCGTCCGGGGAAAATCGACCGCGCGCACCGCCGCCCGGGCCGCGTCCCACTCGGTGAGCGAGAGCAGCGGGCCCAGGGCCTCCTCGCTGCCGGTCAGCACCGCGAAAAACGCCTCGGGCGTCCGCACGCGTTCCACCCAGTACCGCACCAGAAACCGATCGTAGAGCGCGCCGAGCTCCGCCCCCTCGGGTAGCTCGTTGGAGGCGCCCACCGCCATCCGGAGCGGGATGTCCAGCGCGGCGGGGCCGTTGTGGAACTTGCGCTCGTTCAGGGCGGTGAGCAGCGTATTGAGCACGCCGGAATTGCTTTTGAAAATCTCGTCCAGAAACGCCACGTGGGCGTGTGGGAGCTTGCCGGTCGTGACCCGCTCGAACCGGTCGGCCTTCAATCCAGAAATGCTGATGGGACCGTAGAGCTCCTCGGGTGAGCTGAACTTGGACAGCAACCACTCGAAATACTGGGCCTCCCCCACCGCGGAACAGAACTCGCGCGTGAGCGCGCTCTTGGCCGTCCCCGGAGGCCCGAGCAGTAGCACGTGCTCGCCTGCCAGGGCGGCGCACACCATCCCCTCGATGACTGCCTGGCGCTCCTGAAAGCGCGAGGTGAGCCGCGCCGAGAGCGCGAGAAACCGATCGACCAGCCCCGAACCATTACCGTCCGCCATTTTTCCCTTTCTGGGCGCCCGCGGCATCGATGCCCCGCGCCAGGTCCGTTTACTCTAGCAAGGCGCTCCCGAGCCACCAGAACCATTTCCCGACCGGTCGTTTTTTCTCGTTCGCTCTTGGAACAGCCGCAAGCTTTGCAGCACCGTCCGCTTGCGGGGCAGTGGCCGATCCCAGTCCTCCGGCACCATCCCGAGCGCTGCGGTGATCCGCAGAAAAAACGCCTCGGTGATCTCGGGGTGCGTGAACGCTTCGGAGAGCTGCTGCGGCAGCACCCCCATGCGCGCCGCCACCTCGGTGAGCCTCAGGCCCTTGGCCGCCGCGCGCGCCTCCACCTCAGCGCCCCAGGTAGCCATCGTCCGGATCGTCACCCTCCGCATCACCCGGGTCTCGGACGGTCTGGCGATTTTCGGGGGACGCCCGGCGCTGCTGCGTTTCCCAGGCATCGAACTCCCTCACCGCCTCGCTGGCATGCTCGCCCGCGAGGATGGCCATCGAGCGAGGCACGCTGTAGCTCGGCGGAGGCTCGGCCACCACCTGCTCCAGGCACTGCAGATACACCCGCTGCCAGAACACCCGCCGGCGCTGCTGGTGGACGTCCAGCTCGAAATCGTCCCCGCTCATGGCTGGACTCCAAACAAGGTCTCCTGGGCCAATCGCTGGACCGCGATCTCGCAATACTTCTCGACCAGCTCGATGCCGACGTATCGCAGGCCGCGGTCCTTGCAGGCCTTGGCGACGGGCCCCGAGCCCATGTAGGGATCCACGACGGTCTTGGCGTCGGGGAAGAAGCCGAGGCACCAGGACATCAGGGCGACAGGTTTTTGCATCGGGTGCAACACGCGAGCCGCGTTCTCCGAGGCGCGCAGAACTCCCGACCACTGATGACGAAACAGGCGCACCGTTTGAAACGGCGTTCCTCTGGTCCACGCGAGCTCCAGATCGGTCACGCTGCCGCTCGCAACACGGTCCCAGCCGAGCCAGCACGGGCTATCAGGCAGCCTGCTGGCGAAGTGATTCGCGCCCCAAAGAACCTCCCCGTGAGCCACGTCCAGCAGCGGCTCCGGATCGAAGGGTTCATCATCGCCGATGACCCGGATGTGACCCGGGTCGTTTGAGCGGCGGCCGCGGCCGCGCTGGCTCGTGTCCAGGTCGCGCCCCCACGGCGGATCGGTCAGCATTAGATCGAAGCTCCCGAGCAAGGGCAAGATCTCCCGGCAGTCACCGTGATAGATCGTGATGCCGCCGTGGTCGTAGTAGGGCTTGGGCAGGCTCACCCGTAGGCCTCCTCGGGCAGCTCGCCCGTGCTCACCCAGGCCCGGACCTGGTCCTCGTACTGCCGCCGCATCGGTGAGCCCACGATGCCCGCATAGGGCCCCGAGGGGCCCAAGGGGAAGGTCAGTCCCGCCACGCGCCGCGCCTTGCCCTGGGACCGCACCCAGAACGATAGGCCCCGCTCGCCCCAAGAGGCGAACCGCACCGGCGGGCGATAGGACTCAAGGTGCATCGAGGAGCCTCTCCACCTCCGCCCGTGCGCCCTCGATCTCCTCCCCCAGCTCGTCCGCGATGCCGCCGAGCACGTCGCGAAAGAGCTCGACCCGAGCCGAGAGCTGCCGATAGGCGTCCGCGCGAGTGACCACGCTGCGCTCCTGGCGCTGGGCGAGCGGAGTGCCCGCGCGAAATTCGGAGACTTCCTTTTTGAGCTCTGCCAACTGCAGCTGGAAGGACGCCCGCGCCGCCTTGCCCGCCGCCTGCAGGTTGTCGGATGAGCCCGTGATCGTGAGCACGTTGATCTCGCACTTCGGCGCGAGCCGCTCCACCACGCTCCGGAGCGCGTGCAACACCGGCAGCTTGCTGCCATGGACGAAATACAGGCCGCCCGTGGTTTGCCGGAGGCTCACCGCGCCGAGCAACTGGTCCCGCGTCGTCCCATGCATCGCGTTCACCAGGATCGCGCCCAAATCGCTCGTGTTCAAGTACGAGCGGGTTTCGGCGAACTTTTCCTCCACCTCCCGTGCAAGAGGCATCACCAGTGCGAGCGCCTCGGCCGGCGCCTGGAATTTCCAGTCGAGCTCCGGAGCGGGCCGCTCGGGGTGCCGCTCGCGCCGCCGCTCCACCATGATCTCCATGGGATCGGCCACGACCGTGGCCGCGTGCACGTGCTTGAGTTTGCCCGGCTGGGCCGGGTCCGGGCTCTCGAGCACCAGCGCCCAGCCCTTGGCTACCTTGCGCATCAGCACGTTGGGCTTGCCCACCTGCACCTGGTGCACCGCCGTGGTCAGGCTCGCGCTGTGCCGCGGATCGCGAGACATCGCCGCGCCTAGCCCTGCCTCACCGAGTGCCGCCCGCAGTGCGGTCCGCTCGATGCGTACCCCGGCAAGGGACCAGAACACGAGCGCGCCGATCGTGCGGTGGCCGCCGGAGGCGAGGAAATCCCCGAGGTGCGAAAGGGTGTGGTTGGAGGTGTCGAGCGATTGGGCTGCCATGATTGCGTTTCTCTTTCTGGGGGCCGAGTCGCCCCAATTGGGTGGCGGCCGAGGGAGTTTTTTCCCGGACCGTCCAGTAAAATGATGTCACGCCGCGGGCGGGAAATCAACCGACGGGCGGGAAATGCAACGGGTCGAGATAAGCGCGCTCGGCCTGCTGCTCCTGCTCGAGCGCGAGGTGCAGTTCCATTTCGGCGAACTTGTCGCCCCCCTGCTCGTGGTAGCGGCCGATCGCCTCGCGGGCGATCTCCCGCGCCCGCACCGCCTGGGCCCGGCGCTTTCGGCGCTCGAAAAACTCGAGGATCGCCGTGTCGTCCGCGCGCACTCGGTCGGGCTCCGCTGCCGCCGGCGCGATCGTCGTTGCCTGATAGTCCACCGCCAGCGTCTGGCGTCCCACTTTGGTTTGATTTGCCATCGTGCCCCCAGGAACGGCTGCGCTCCGGAACGGCTTGAGTTTTTTATGCCGGTCGATTTCTTTCAAGATCAGATCGGGACGGTCGTTCACCTCGGCATGGACGCGCTGCTGGTCACCATCCCCAAGGCCCCCAGGGTCCCTCACGATTTTCAGGCGCTTCTTTGCTTCCAAGTTCCCCAAACACGCGTTCAGATTCGCCGATGCGCCGAGACCGCTGCTCGCCTGGACGCCGTCGATCTGGAAGGCACGACCCAAGCAGATCAACTCGGTTGATCCCTCGCGACCCACCTACCCGAAGCGGCATCCCTCTCTGCCTCCCTGGGGTCCCCTTTAGGGGCTCGACTCTATGACTCGGCGGCAGCCGAGGGGGGTCCCAAGGGGTGGGGGAAGGGGGGAGGGGATCGGGGCCCCTCCCCCGGAGCGCGACCAGCGCGACTGGAACGCTGCTAGCCCAACGCCCAGATCCGGATCCATTTCCAGTGGGGGTGCTGTCAAGATGGGTTGTTTCGGACCTGGGCAAACTGGGCTGATTAACCCAGTTTTCATTTTAGTTCACCCCTCAGGGTGGGGGCTAAAGCCCCCAAATTGCAGGCTATTGGGTACGGGCCTACTGCTCCGAAATGCTACACTGCAGCATGTTGCCCCTCTGGATCGCTGCCTCGCTGCCACTGGTTCCGTGGTTTCGGGACGAGTCGCTCTGGATTGCCGTCTCGAATCTGGTCCTCGTGGCGCTCGTGGCCATTCTGGCCGTCCGCAATGAACACCTCGGACGCATGCTCGGGCGAGCCACGCGCAAGCTTTTGGTCGGCAAGCGCACGAACAAGGCCGTGCGCTACGCGCTCAAGGTCACGGTCCATCAGTACCACTCGCTGCGGCGCAAGTTCGACCGGCGCCGCCCGCTGGTCGCGCCCACCCCGGTCGCCTCCCGCCCGCCGCCGGCTGCGTTCATCATGCCCCCGCCGCTCGATCTCGCCCCGCCGGCGGGAGACGAGCCCTCGAGCTGGAGCGATTCGGGCCTGCTCACCGCGCACCGCCCGAGCACCCTGCCGCCCGATGACACCGGCACGCGCGAGATCCGGCTGACCGACACCCAGCCGCTTCCGATCGATCAGCGGCTCATCAAGCTGAGCCGCACCCCGCACTGAAAAGACGAACGGCGCCCCCCCGGGACGAGCAGGGGAGCGCCGTTTGAAAAGTTAGAGAGAGGGAGCGTTGGGGGCCGGGGGGGGACAGCCTCGCGCAACGCTCCCCCCCAGAAACACCATGGCCCCAGGCGCTCGTCCTGGCAATCGCCAAACGTTCACCCCTCGGGGTCTGCTCAGCTGCCCCTGGGTGGTTCGATACCCGGCAGGGTCGTCCGATCGGGGGTGGAGGCCTCGCGCGCCTGCTGGATGAGCGCGCGGGCTTTCTCCTCGGTCAGCTTCGGGTTGTTTGCCCGCAGCGTCGCCACCGCCCAGGCGTCCACCGTCTCGGATGCGACGTTGCCCGCGAAGCTCTGGCCGAGCTCGTTGGCCTCGGTGTGCGCCTGGGCCGCCTCCGCCTCCCAACGGTGCTGACGGCTCTGCAGCCACGCCCGGATCGCTCCCGCCACCACCGGCACCAGCGCCAGCAGTGCTGCCGTCACCCCCGGCCCGATGCTTTTCCAAAATTCGCCCATGGTTTCCATTGTACCATCGCGGAACAAATCGGCCGTTCACCCGCAAGGGGATTTGACTATGCCCAAGACGATCCAACCGACTGCCCCCGATCCGGATATCGAGCAGCTCCAGCGCACGCTCCAGCGCCTCGGCTATGGCCAGGGCATCCAGGTCACCGGCTACCCGAGCCAGGAGCTCTGGAGTGCCGTGGCGCTCTTTCAAATGCAGCACCTCGGGCCCTCGAGGCTACCGCTCGAGCCCGACCGCATCGTGGGCCAGTCCACCTGGTGGGCCCTGGCGAACCCGTCCGGGCCGCTGCAGCGCTCGGGCTATGCCCTGGCGCTCTCGCCCCGTGACCAGCTCACCCCGGGCCGCCTGGCGCTGCAGGAGGCTTTCGTGGCCGAGTACCGCAAGGACGTCCACGAGGAGCCGGACGGCAGCAACCGGGGCCCGCAGATCGACTCCTATTGGGGCAACACCGGCCTGCTCGGCCAGTCGTGGTGCTGCGCTCTGGTCTCCACCCTGCTCTTGCGCGCGCTCGGCCACTACCCGCTCGGCTACCATCACACCAGTGTCTCGGGGATGGTGGCCTGGGCCAAGGCCCACGATCGGCTGACCCGGGTGCCCAAGCCGATGGATATCTGGGCCATCGTCCATGCCGATGGCACGGGCCACACCGGCGTTGCCCCCGCGATCGATGACCTGGCGAGCGTGTTTGCGACCTTCGAAGGCAACTGTGGAAACCGTCTCAAACACGGGCGCCGGCAGTTTGCCGACGCCCTGTTTTGGATCGACCCGTTCCAGGACGAGCAGCCCCCCCTCTATCAACGTTTGCCCGAGCTCGAACAGCTCGCCGCCCAGGCCACGCGCTAAAGCTGGTAGCCCTGCACCCGTAGGCTCGAGACCGGGTTGGCGTTGTAGCCCGCACCCGGAACCAAAAACCGCAGCGCCAGCAGGGTGGAGCCCGCCGCCGCGATGGCGTCGTAATTGTCATTTCCGCGCAACGGGACCCAGACATCGTGTGTCTCGAGCAGGTTCAACGTGCCGCCCGAGTCGTTGCGCATTTGCCGAGTGCTGTAGGCCAGGGTCACCACCACCCCGCCGATGTCCGCGCGGAGCTGCGATTCGGTGAGCGCCTTGGCGGTGAGGATGGAGTGAACCACCTGCAGCTCCAGCAATACCCCCGCCGCGGTTTTGGGGATCCCCGGGCCGCCCGCCGAAATCGTGGCCACTTGGGAATGCTCGCTCGCCGGGTTGGCCAGCGCGTCATCGGTGAAGGCCCCCGGATCGATGTTCACCAAGAGAGTGAAGTTCGGGCCCGGGGCGTTGGCTCCCGCGTAGGTCACCGAACGGGTGGGCCAGATGTATTTTTGGTCCACGCTCGAACCGCTCGGGGGATACACGTCCGTCCCCGCCGTGCCGACCGCGGCGTAACAGACCACCTGCCCCCAGGCCCCGGTGGTCTCGCCGAAATGCACCGGCAGCACCGTGGGCTCGATGATGCCGTTTTTATGGATGTTCCCGCCGCCGTCGGGACCGTTGAGCACGACCAAGATCCCGCGCGGCCCTTGCGGGTAGCGCCCCGCCTGCCGGAGGCGGGTGGTGTCGTTGGCCGGGAGCGAGGCCTGGCTGTAGCGGACCCAGCGTGGATAGCCCCTCGGAAAGAACGCCCCGAGCGTAATGACCGTATCGGCCACGAGCGCGAACGCCCCCGAGCGCACGGTGGCCGTTTCGAAATTGAAGCCGTTGAAGCTCGCGCCCGGGGCCGTGGTGTCGTTGAACAGGGCGAGCGAGGGGGACGGGTCGTTCCTCCGGATCTGCCCGCCGCTCCAGTAGCCGGCGAAATGGCTGCGGTAGTAGCCCCGCAGCCGTCGACCGTTCACCCCCGCCGAAGCTTGCGGGGTAAATTCTGCCTCGTAGAGCGGGGTGCGCACGACCGCCGCGCCCACGGGAGCACCGAACGGGTGGCGCGTGCCCCACTCGCACCGATCGGTGGTGAGCGGGCGAATGTCGAACAGGTCGGAGTCGGCAAAGGAGGTGGCATCGGTGCGGACGTGCACAGCCGCCAGCGGCATCCAGTTGGCATCGATGTCCGGGATGCCGGCGCCCTGCACCCCGCGCCGGATGCGGAAGGTGAAGGCGCTCGCCTGCACCTTGTTCACGAGCTGAGGATTGAATACCTGGAGCACCTCATCAAAAACTTGCCGGTTGGCCTGCTGCGCCACCGCATCGGCCGCCACCTGGCACTCGATGATATCCCACCTGACCCCCGGGCCCGCGTTGGCCAGGAAGGTGAGCTGGGCCGGGTCATTCAGCCCAGGGGAAAAGCCGAAAATCCACGGGGTATCGTTCGCCGTCAGGCCCGCGCGCACCGGCTGGTAGAAGGCCGCGCCGCCCGGATCGACCGCGCAAAACGTGGTGCCGGGCCGCACCATCAGACCACTCAGGCACTGGTGAGCCACCTCATCGGTCGGCACTGCCGCGTCCGCGATCGATTCATAGGCGGAGTGCGTGCCTGGATTGCTGTAGAAACCGCCGGCGAGCTTGGGGGCCGTGAGCCAGCGGGCGATTTCCCCCGAGCGCTGGGCCTCGAGGCTCTGCAGATCGAGGATATCCACCGGCTCGGCGCGTTCATCGATGGCAATTAAAATGCTCTTGTTACCGCTGCTCATATTCTCTCACCTCAAAAAGATCTGGAACGCGACTCCCGCCGCGCGCGCCGCGTTGAGCTCCTGCCAGAGCTGAGAAATCAATGCATTGAACTGAACTGGGCCGCCACCCCAGATCCCGAGGCCCCACGCGTTCGGGTGCCCCAGGGGGTAGGTGGCCGAGCCCCAGGGCATGCCGAACTCGCCCAGGCCGACCGAGTCCACGAATACCGCGAAGTAGCGCACCTGCCGCACCCGCGGCAGCATCACGATCCCCTGGCCCACGAGCTCGCTACCCGGTACGCGCGGCTCATGCTCGAACGTGCCCACGCCCCAGGGGTGCACGCCCCAGGTGAACCCCATCAGCGTCTCGGGGTCGCCGGTCTCCAGGTATTCGTAGCCGATGCCCCGGCTGCCGAGGATGCGGTCCAGGATCCGGATGTGGCTCGCGGGCGAAATGATGTCCGCCAGCTCGCCCAGGCGCGCGCGGAAATTGTCGTCGCTCTCGCCCGTCACCCGCGCGATGTTCCGATCGGTGCCGAGCGCGCCGAGCGCGTCGGGTACGCCCTCCGTGATGGCCTCGGGCTGGGTCACGGTCAGGCCCAGATCCGCGTATTCCTCCACCTCCACCGTGACCGCCACGCCCACGTCCGCCACGGCATCGAGCGGCAGATCCACCGTGATGCCGAGCTCCCCATTGACATCGAGCGTCACCGCGAGGATGCGGCGCGGGGTGGTGGCGTTCAGACTCGCCAGCGCCCCCACGAGCCGCACGTAGCGGCCCACGAACCCCGGCTCGAACCGATCGGACAGCCCCGTCAGGCCCGCCACGCGCTGGAAGGTGGTGGGGGTGATGACCGTGCACGGCACCTCCACCGTGCCCTGGGCTTGAAATTCGGTGATGAACCCAGGCGCCAGGTTTCCGGTGTAGCCGGGGAACTCCGCCGCGACCGGGACCGTGAACGGCCCGAGCGAGCCCGCCGGCAGGGCCACCTCCGCGGTGGATAGGTAGCGCCCCAAAAACAGCTCGTCCCCGAGGCTATCGGTGGTGAGCGCCCGGAAGATCGTCCCCTGGGCGAGCACCAGCGCGCCTTGCGTGGGGGCCGCGCGCGCCACGATGACCTGGCCCGTCGCCGCCCGCGCGCTGGCCGCAATCGGGCCCGTAGCGGTCGAGTGAGGCCGAAGGTAGTAGCCCTGCTGCGAAAGGTTCGCGGCATCCTCCACCGTCGCCCACATCGCCGCGTGCGCCGCGGGGATGTCCAGGCCGACTCCCCCGCCCTCGCTTTCGATCGGCTCGGTGTAGCTGCCCGGCAGCACCCGCCGCCAGAGCTCGAGAAAATCGGCTTGAGTGAACGGCCGCAACGCCATTTCAGAGGCCGTTCACTGTCACGAGGTCCAGGCTCGTTTTGATGACCTCCTGATCTGCCGGCTGGATGTCCCCCGCCGGCAGCTGCACCGCCGCGTCCCCCACGATGGCCCCGGGGATGCTGCGGGCGAGCGCGAACAGGAGCGAGCGCTGCAGCGGCTCGCGCGGAAAGAGGGTATTGACCGCCGCCACCGTGATGGCCTTCAATTGATTGACGGCCGCCCGGGTGTCGGTGCCCGAACGGAACGAGATCTGGTAGGCGATGGTCTCGAGCCGGGGCCGGGTGGTGAACACCGGCACGATGATCCCGCCCGCGCGGAACTCCCGGAGGCGCTGGTTGACCGCCGCCGTCAGCACCTGGTTGCTCCGGCCGAGCTCGTCCGCCACGAATAGCCGGACCTCGCCGGTGGGCAAGCCATCGAGCCCCAGGATCTCCTCGGCCGTGGCGGCCACCACCCCGTCCACCCCGAGCGCGCCGGCCTCGATCGCCGGCAGGGTCCCGCGCCGGGCCGTCACGAAAAACAGCCGCGCGCGAGCCCGGAGGCTCGCGTCCGTCTCGATGTCCGTACCGCCGCTCGCCGGCTCGGGGTTGGTGACCAGGATCGTCGCGTCCGCCGGGGTCTGGCTGAATTGGCGGATCTCCCCCTGCTCCACGTTGCCCCCCGTGCCGCTCAGCACCGCCTGGGCCCGGACCGAGATAGGGCCCGTGGAATTGAGCGGGAAGCTCGCCGCCTCGGTGAACGCGTACTCGGTGCCCCCGGTCGTGCGGACCTTGGTGCCCACGTCCAAAGTCACCACCGCCCCGGAGCTCGGCGGGATGGGACGGGTCAGCTCGAGCGGCACCACCGCCTGGGCCGATTGCTTGCGGACGATCTCGGGACTGAAGCGATCGGCCACCAGCCGATCGAGGTCCTCGTCCTCGGCCGAATCGAGGTAGAGCGCCGCCATCCGCAGCGCCAGGTGGCGGAGCGTTTCGTCCCCCATCGCGCTGCAGGCGGCCAGCACGATGTTGATGTCCGTGCCCGGGGTGAACACCGCCTGGGGCGAAACGCGCGCGCCGGGCGGGCGGTTCTGACCTCGGGAAAAGACTTCGCCGGCGCCGACCTGGAACAGGTCCTCGCGGGTCGGGAGCGCAGCCACCATGGGCCGGATCCTATCAGGGAATCGCGATGGGGACGACCAGCCCCAGCGGATCGCCGCCGTTCGGGGTCACCCGGATCGTGGCGAGCACGGTGCCGGTCGTGCCCGCCGCCAGAGCGAGCACCACGACCGCCTCGAGGACGTCCGGCTCCTGGAGGATCTGGGCGCGGATGCGCGCGCGCAGCCGATCGACCGCGTCCACCGTGAGCAGGCCCTTGATCTTCTGCCCCGCGCCGTAGTCCGGCAGATGAAAGAATCCGCCCGCCGCCGTCGTCACCCGCCGCAGCACGCGCTTGCGCAGGCTCGCCTCGAGCGACTTGTCCAGACCGAAATCGCCCGTGTCGGTGAGCTGGTAGGTGCCGAGCAAGGGCGGCAGCCGTAGCACGTCCCGACTGACGAACGGATTGGCTAGATCCTGCAGTCGGTCACCGTCTCGGGCATCGGTCTGGCGGGTGTCGCGCCGCAGCACCAGCCCCACGAGGCTCGCGCAACTGCACCCCCCCGTCGCCACCCCGAGCGCGTCCAAATGCAGCTCGTAGGGGATGCCGGGGCCCAGGTTGCCATCGAACCAGACGAGAAAGAACGGAAGGTCCACGAGCGAGAGCTGCGGCCACTCATCGGTCCAGACCGCCAGCTCCGCCGCGTCCGGCACCGCCGCCACGAACTGCACCAGCCGCAGCAGGGCGCCCGGCTCCCCGGAGAGCAGGGTCCAGTTGCCCGGAAACAGGGGCCCGCTCGTGTTGCCCGGATTGGGTACCCCGATGTCCCCCACGTAGCTCACCGCCGCCAGGTTGGCCGCGATGAGCACACCACCGAGCAGGCCGAACGAGTCGCCGGGAGTGCCCGTCCCGAGCGGCATCGTGCCCAAGGGGCCCGTTCCCAGGCCCGATCCCGGCAAAAATAAACACTCGCACGCCATCGGTTTACGGCAGGCCGATCAGGGTAAACGTGGCCTTTCCACCTTTGTTCCCTTGGCCCGGGGTCATGTTGCCACCGTTCGTGGATGTGACGGCTCCTCCGCCGCCCGCGCCACCGCCGCCTGCCGCGCCCGCCGCGCCGTCGCCTGCCGCCTGGGCCCCGGCACCGCGTGCCGAGGCGCCGCCGCCGCTGCCCGTGGCGCCAACGGTGTCGGTCGCATCCACGCCCGGCGTACCGTTCTTGGGCCCGGCAATCAGGCCACCGAGTCCGCCCCCTCCCACGGCCAGACCCGTCGCCGAATTGCCCGTCGAGCCGCCATCGCCGCCGTTACTCGCCGCCGCCGCGGCTGTCGTGCCGCCACTGCCGCCGCCGGCGCTGCCGCGTAGGCTACTGCCGCCAGCGGTGACGATTCCGCCAGAGTTAGGGTCTCCTCCGCCTCCGCCGCCGCCATCGGTGGCATTACCGGCTAGGCCGGCGCCCGCACCGCCCGAGTTCTGCACACCAAAGCCGCCACCAAAAGAATAGTTATCGTGCTCGGTCGAGCTGCCGCCGCCGCCGCTGCTCGCGCCCGTGCTCGCTGGACGGCCGCCGTTTCCGCTGGCGAGCACGTTGCCATTGCCCCAGAGGCCTCCGCCGCCCCCGCCGTTGCCCGCGACTCCGCCTCCCGTACCCGGAGCCCCCGAACCTGCAAAGCCCTTGAACCCGGTTCCGGAAAACAGCGCCCCGCCGGAGGCGGCCACCCCGCTGCCGCCGTTGGCCGAACCCACTCCGGCCGCGAGCGTGCCGCCGGCGCCGCCATCGGGCAAAGTGAGCACTACGGGTAGCATCGCGATGAACTGCTGGCGGGTCATCAGCCAGCGATGGCAGGCCCCGCCACCGCTCGCCGCGCCGCCCAAGACGTTGGTGTTAGCCCCGCGTGCGCCCGCACCCGAGCCCCCGGAGGGGCCGCGCAAAATGCACAGAAAGAAATTGCCGGGGGGGATGTCCGCCGCCGTCGTGAAGGTGGGAGCGGTGGAGAAATCGTAAACAGTGCGGCTCGCAAAGCCGTTGGCCGAGCCCGTCGCGCGAACAAAGGTCGCCTCGAGCGCCAGTGTGAGCTCGTGGACCCAGCGCCACCACGCCGCAAAGCGCCGCGTGTTCAAGCTCGCGATCGTGTAATCGTCGGCATTGTCCTCGGCCGCCTCGATCTGCGCCGCGCCTGCATTGACCATACTGGCGCTCGCGTCGCCCACCTCGTTCAGGGCCGGGATGGTGAGGCCAAAGATCGGCGTTCTCACCTTGAACGTGCGGACCTCGCGCCGTTCGCTCGGGCGGCCCTCGTCCTCGATGAGCTGGATCCGATAGGTGCCCGGCTGGCTCGCCGTGGGACTGAACGTCCACACCTTCGGGCCCGTCTGCACCAGCGAGGCCACCGCGGTGGTGTCACCGGGCGGCACCCAGAGCAGTCGGAATCGGGTGGTGGTCCCGAGCCCCGTATTGGTGAGCGTGACCAGCTGGCCGCCGCTCTTGCCATCGGTGCGTGACTTGCCAGCCGTGCCCGCCGGGGCGAGGGTGGCCTGGTCGATCTTGACTTGGGCGCTCATCTCCCCCCGAGGATACCAGGGGGCCGCCGGCTAGTCGCCCTTGATGCGCGCGCTCAGGGCATCGCCCGCCACCGCCGCCGCCTGGAAGCGCGCTCTCTGGTCCTCGCTCTGGACGATGGCCGCCACCACCGCGCCGATCTGATCGGGGGTAATCGACCCGGGCGCCAGCAGATTGAGCGCCGTATACACGGCCAGATCCGCCTCGCCGTTCTTGGTGACATATTTGGTCACCGCGTCGATCCAGCCGTTGAGGGCCTCCACGAATCGCTCGCCCCGCACGTAGCTCTGCAGGGCATCGCGCACCGCGAGCTTGACCGTTTCGGTCGCCTCGATGATCTGGCTCTTGGCCTGGATGTGGCGGTCTCCGGCGTACTCCTCGCGGCGGTGGTGGCTGCTGCTCACGATCTCGGTGTCAAACGGAGACACGGACAGATCCGAG